AAACAATAGACATATATTTTGCTCTCCTTTTCTCTTTCTAAAATAATTATACTATAATTTCTACTAGAAGTCAAATAGAAAAAACGCACGGTTTCCCGTGCGTTATAAGTACTTATATTAATTCATAGTTTCAGTAGTTTCGTCTATGTTTAAGATAGGAATAGTGGAACCGCCGCCAACAAATTGAGGAAGTTCTCCATTCCAACGCTGGACTTGACGATAATTTACAAGTTCTTCAGTTAGAGACTTATTGATTTTTTCATTAGCTTCTGCTTCTGCGGCCGCCTTTACCTGTGTAGAATATGCGTCTGCATCTGCTTGCACCTTTGCTACTTCCGCCGCGGCTTCTGCTTCAATCTTCTTACGCTTTGCGGCCTGTTCTGCCTCCATAGTAGCTTGTTCCTGCTGGGTCTGGGCACGCTGCTTTTCTTGTGTGGCAACTTGCTTGGCTTCTACAGCGTTAGTAAAAGCGTCGGTAAAATCAATATTTTCAATAGATACAGAAATGATATTAATACCTTGTGGTGCCAAATCTCCCTTTAATGAATCATAAATTTCATTTGATAGCCGTTGTCTATGAGAAATTAGACCTTCTGCTGTATATTTAGCAAAGGTAGCCTTTAGAACCTCTTGTGCACGAGGAGAGATTAAAATACTATCATATTTTGTACCGACTTCCTTATAAAGGCGCATAGCAGTAGTCTTATCAATAGAATAATTAATAGAGCCTGTTACTTGTACTTCCTGAATATCAGCAGAAAATGCTTCCATTTGGAATTGGGCACGTTGTTCACGATTATCCATTTCAATTACCCGAACAAAAGGTGACTTAAAATGTAATCCTGCTTCATAAGTATAGTCTTGAACTTGATTAAACTTAGTTACAATTCCAGTATAACCAGTATGGACTGTTGCTACACAAGATGATACTATACATAATACTGCGAATATCATACTGATTACACGTACTAGCGTCCGCTGTGATGCGTGACTTACTACATCTCCATTTTTTCTTGTTCGGTCCTTAAATACCATAGATGCAGCGATAAAACCAACTACAAGTACAACTAAACCAAAAAAGATACCTACCATTTTATTTTCTCCTTTAACTCATTATTATTGGAGCGTCCTATGAGTGCTGCCCTCATCAATCGCGGTTTTGCAGACCGCTCCGTTCGCTGGTTCGGTAAGGACGCTTATTATTTACTAAAATCCTCCAAATAGGTCATAAAGGCCATCATCCATGCAGAAATATAAACTACCCAAAATTGCCAAGTTTTGATATTGAAACCGTTACTAAACATTACTACTGTAAGAATGGTTCCAAAAGTAAGACGGCCAAATTTATACTTATTCATTATACTCTCCTTATATTGGCGGAGCCCCGCGGTACTGCCCTTTGTTTTCTCGGACCTTGCTTTCCGAGCGTGTTCTTTACACTATGGCCCCATGTGGTCGAGCACCCCAGATTCGAACTGGGACTTGCCTTGTACAGGTCTTTGGCTTATAAGGCCACGGCTTTCACCATTAAGCTAGTGCTCGTTGAATCTCGCGGTTTCTTCTCCTATTGGCATCTTCCGGGCCTCAATCCATCTGAGCCTCCACTTGATTTCACCGCGAGGGACATTGTAAAGGAGTTAACACTCGCGTTGTGTATACTCCAAGAAATATTTGTGTATCATTTGCTCTTATTGGTAGATACTCTCCATCCGAGACCTCACCGCCTATTATTCACGCACGGATTCGTGGCCACCACTAACGAGGACGACTTCCGCTAGACTCGTTAATAACGATAAATCTAGTTACCGAGCGAATCTTGTGTGTATTCCGGACTACCTTAACGGGGCAAGAGAACTCCCGGCATTTACATACTGCAAATACATAATACAAGTTCTACTATTCTCATATTATTAGCTACAACAGACCCTTTTCCCTTTCGCGATAAGGAGGATTTTTACAGGGTGAACCTTATTGGTCGTTCTGGCTGGATTTGAACCAGCGACTTCCATCTTATCAGGATGGCACTCTATACCAGCTGAGTTACAGAACGATGAGGCCAAATATTAGAATCGAACTAATAATGGAAGTTTACGAAACTTCTGTTTTACCATTAAACTAATTTGGCATGGCAGGAGACTAAGGATTTGAACCCTAACCAGCCGGGTTGGAGCCGGATATGCTACCATTACACCAGTCTCCTAAATCTAGACACATTCTAATTTCAGCATAAATGGCGCTAATAGTAGAAACAGTTGCTGTGCGTGTCTAGTTGTGGTGGGAGATGAGGGAATCGCACCCACTCGACCTCGAAAGGACAGGTTTTACAGACCTGCGTGTCTACTTTATCACTTTAATCTCCCATAATGTAAATGGTGGGGAGGGACAGGATTTGCACCTGCGAAGCTTATTGGTTATAGCTAGCATACCGGTATAAGCACCAGACTCACCGGCTGGCTCCTTTGACTACTTGGATACCTCCCCATATAATGGCGTGCGATAGAGGATTCGAACCCCTATGCCGTGGTCCGTAGCCACGTATCCTCTCCGTTAGATGAATCGCACACGCGTCCCATTTTTGTTAGCTTTACTTGTGGAAATAGGAAACACACAAGGCACTGTACAGTTCATGACGCTGCTTTGGGTTTGGTGCCGTGCTTTCGTACCTTCTGGTGCTCCACCTGGGATTCGAACCCAGACTCCCCTGATTAAGAGTCAGATGCATTAGCCAATTGTGCTAGTGGAACATAGAAATGGACCTATGGGGAATCGAACCCCAGTTTTATGCGTGCAAAGCATATGTACTAGCCGCTATACTATAAGCCCATAAGTGGCATCGGTACTAGGAATTGAACCCAGATAATGACATTAGAAGTGTCATGTTCTATCCGTTGAACTATACCGACAAATAATACCAAACACTAAAAGCTTGATTAAGTATCAACTTTATTTCTAGGCACTCGTTTTGCTTAATAACGACGGCCTTTAGTATTTGGCAGTTCAATTTTCTATATATCATCCAATACTTACATATAAGAAAATTGCTGTTTGTGCCTAACCGCAATGCGGATTGGTGGCTCGGGGTGGAGTCGGGCCACCCTTAATCGCTTCTAGCCAAATAATCTTTATAAGATAAATTTTCAGTATTATTTAACCAATGAAATTCTCTATGGCAATTAGAGCATAGTAAATCACACTTTTCTAATTCTTTAAAAAATTGAGTTAAATCATATCCTTTTGCTAAATCAGATAATTCACTATCTTTTTCAGCCGGATTACGATGATGAAAATCTAACAAATATGACTTTGTATTTCCACATTTTAAACATTTCCCACCCAGTTTTTGAATACCAATTTCTTTAGCTTTGTGCCGAATCAATGTAATTGAATTACTAGTACCTTGTGGATTACATTCAAAACAATATATTCTTTTTCCGCCATATTTAATGGTTTCAAATTGTTTCCCGCATAAAGCGCAATTTTTAATTGCCATAATTATCACTCCTATGATATTATATTTATTGAGCCGGTGTAGGAGCACCTTTATCTCATTAAGGAGCGACCTTAATGCTACCTCATTGGTGGCTTGAGATGGAGTCGAACCATCACCCTCTGGTTTTTCAGACCAGCACTACAGACCGCATAAGTTATCAAGCCATAATCTAGACCCATTGTCTTTCACGTGCGTCTGCCGCTGCGCCATCGCCCCATAAATGGTGGGGCGAAGTGGGAGTCGAACCCACAATCTTTCGGGATTTACAGTCCATTTTGTGAATTGCTGTATGGGTCTTGGTGCGAAGTGACGGACTTGAACCGCCGACCCTTTGCTTGTAAGGCAAATGCTCTCCCAGCTGAGCTAACCTCGCATAAATCTGGTGTCCATATAAGTATGTCGGTAACGCGCCGCCAGAAGCACGGCTACATTCTCTATCAGTAAGTACTCACGTCATGTATTACTCTCTTGCGTTATTATGCTTTATTTCATCCTCAATTGGTATATCGTTTCTCCAATTGAGGCGTAATACTACCGCCACCCTTCCGCACCTTGTAGCCACAGCCATATCGGGTGGATTCCGTTCTTTCTATAAATATTATATCAGAATTTATGTAAGAAGTCAAATGGTATCCCACCCGAGATTTGAACTCGGAAAATCCAGAACCTTAATCTGACGCGTATGCCAATTCCGCCAGTGGGACAAAATAGGACGACCGAGAATCGAACTCGAATATCTAGGGCCACAACCTAGTGTTCTACCATTGAACTATCGCCCTCATAGTCGTTAGGGAAGATTTGCCTTAGCAGCAATTTCAATCTGCTTCTGATGATAAGGACTAACCTTATTTGTATTATGTAAACGGCTATTTGTAAAATGTATACAATGATGACCGGGGAAATTATTAAATCTAATAGAACTGCCACCATGTGGCTGACAATTCATAGAGGCCGCATAATTTACACCATTAATGGTAACAAAAATGGCACGATGTCCCCATGACCATTTTTTACAAGCCTTTTTAAAGGCTCTTGTATCTGCGGCAGTACATGGTTGTACATCCGCATGATTGTGTCCAGCCTTACGGATTTCTTTCCAAGAAATACCAGTGGCTACATCTGTAATTGTTGCTGTTACACCCTTAGCGAAAATTTTTTGAATATCAGAAGTCCACCAATCCATTTTTTGTGCTGTTCCATGTGCTGGAGCACAAGAGCTGCCAGGTTTTCTATCTAACTTTGGAGCGTCTGGGGCAAGTAGTTTTTCATAGGTTTTGGTATCACATTTTCCATTAGCAGTTAATTTAGCAACAGTTTGAAATTCTTTTACTGCCGCTTTTGTTTGATTACCAAAAATGCCATCTACAGCCCCGTTCAAATAACCTAAATTCTTTAATTGTTGCTGTATTTCTTTTACTTTTTCGCCCCTGCTACCATATTTTAATGTAGTCATATGCCTCCCTCCTGCAAAAAATAAGTTGGCGCCCGCGGAAGGATTTGAACCCTCGCGCCGGTTTCCCGACCTCTCGGTTTTCAAGACCGATCTCTTCAGCCAAACTTGAGTACGCGGGCACGTGCCCGTTTTCACGGGCAATTACTATCAATGAAAAATGTTGAAAATATCATTGAATAGAGTTGGGATGTCGCTAACATCCTTGGTGGAGTAATGATAGCTACCATATTTAGAACAGAAAGCCTCCAGCTCCTTCTTATAGGCAGACTGTGCTTCGTTCATAGTCTTGCGTGCGGCTTCAACCTTTTCAGCGGCGGCCTTGCGTTCAGCCGCAACACGCTTCTTTTCATACTCTTCCTTTTCCTGCTGGGCGATTACTTCACGCTCGGCAGCTAGACAATCATTAGCATTGTCATAAAACTTCTTAGTTACATCACTATAATACTTCATATAAGTTCCTCTCCTTATATATTTTTATTACATCAGGTAGGAGTTCCTTTCCTCTTCCTGATGTAATAATTATAGCATAGTTTTTATTAAGAGTCAAATATTAGATTTCTTTCCATCCAGCAGGGTAAGCCGCAGGAGACCAAATATTATTTGCTACAACACTCTCATAAGTCTTACCTTCAAAAGTAACCTTGTCACCAATTTGATAAGCATTTGTGCTATCTGGTTGCTCCCATTCTGGTATAATTTCTGGATCTGGAATTAAAACTTTTGCCCATAAACTTGGAGCCGCAATTGGACTCCAAGTTGGTTGAGCAATATGGTCTTGTAGGCATCTATAAAGTACATTTTGTAAACGGACTTTATCGCCTACTTTATATTCAGCGCTGTCATCCCAGCGTGGGAATAATTGAACTGCTTCTAAAGCATCTTCATCATCAAGGCTTAAAGCAGCCTTTTCAATGAAAGGGCGGAGTTTTACCGCTAAATCAACTAATGTTCCCAATTACTCCACCCCCAACAATATTTTTGCCGCTTGAAGTTCTTCTTGTAGTGCTTCAATATCTTGTTGATTTTTAGAAAGAATAGCAAGATATTCATCTTTGTCGTATTCAGTAAGTGTGTATTGATAGCAATGTTCTATTGTATCTTCTACTTCGCGCTCAACTTCTTGAATATTTGTAGCAAGAAAAACTTTTGTTGCGGTTATATCAATTTTGGGTGGTTCTATTGTGGAATAAGTAGAATCATAAATCTTCATTATAACCACCTCTTATAAAGAATTATACCAAGTGTTGTAATTATGATTATCAATCATTGTATTCGTTGTTGGAATAAACATTACGCGCGCAGAATCATGGCGAGAATGGAATTCGGTAGTAGTTTCTAAACTATAATAGAAAAGACCACTATTTGTTGTAGATGAAGAAAAACCTCCAATCATTCCAATGGTTTGTTCATTTAGATTATTGCTTTGATATGTATAGTCACCGACTGGTAAATTACTGTTAGCACTAGAAGATACTTCAATTGGAAGATAAATCCAATCAAAATTATTATCATATCCAAAAGCATTTATCCAACCATCAGTATTTGTTATTTTGAAGCTAATATTAGTGCCATTGTAGTTAGCGGTGTGGTTTATAATTGTTAATCCATCAATCATTTTCCACATATTACCGTATGGATTTTCTACGCCACGATATGAAATAGAGCATTTGCCTGTTTCAGAATAAGTTGTTTCAACACCTTTTCGTACAGTAATAGAAGCGAGCGCCTGCCCAGAATTATTTAATAGGGGCAAAGTAGAGCCAGTATTAAAACCTAAATTTATATTAGCGACATTAGGTGCTTCTGTAAGTCCTTTATTAAAAGTATTTTGTATATTTGTACTGCCATATTCTACCATCATTAGCATTTGATTCATGGAAACAAATTTTAAATCAGTCATTTTCCAACCTGTGCCGTTATTTTCCGCCATTTTTTTCGCATTTTCCGCTGTAAATTCTTGAGTCGTGCCACTGATTGGCTTTGCATTGATGGCAGAGACTAAGCAATCATGTTCAAAATCAATGTCTTGTGCATCGTTATATACAAATGTATTTGAAGAATAACGATAAGCACTTCCTTCAAATGCTGGTAATAAAACATATCTTAAAGCGTTACCATTTTCATCGCGGAAAATAGGGTGCAACATAAATCCGCCATACTTTTTATCAGACAAATAAAGATGTTCTTTATTTACTTTAATACCATTAGTTGTTTTTGTAGTAGATAGTGGTACACGTAAATAATAGAAAGATGGCTGATAGACCATAATGCGTTGATCAGCTACGGTTGCAGCCGTATCTTCAGAAGTAAGGAAACGAATAATGTTACCTTGCGCGTCCACAATACAACGTTTGCGGCCGCCAAACATCGTAAATTTATCGAATGCTGTGCCGGCAGTTAATTCTTTTGCACCTTGTAAGCGAGAAAAAGTTTTATTGGCATAGTCAATTTCTAAACCAACTATATTATCGTTTTTATAAGTACCCGTAATTATTTGGGTAAGAATTACATCAGCTTCTGTAATAGAGCTTGGAATAATATTACCATTTTCATCAATAGCCACGATAGATCCCTCATCTTCTGCCGAAATATTACCAGAGATATTACCAGAACCAGAACCTCCACTGGATGGAATATTGTTGATTTTGGTTTCTAACTCTGTTTTTTGATTTTGTAATGCTTGTGTAATAGCCTTTTGAGTCATACTACCATCTTCGTTACTGCCGGTAGATGTATAGTTTTTCATTGTTTCATAGGCTTGTTGAACGCCCTTCTTGCGAACGCGAGTCTTTTTAATTTTTGCCGCGGATGTATTTTCATCTGCCACATCTACTTCTGTTACCGCTTCGGCCGCAGCGTATTGCGCGGCGGAGGCATTAGAATTAGCTTCATTTACAGAAGCGGTAACAGAAGAAATTGCGGTCTCAATTTTTTCATCAACAATATCATTTACAGCACTACTAACATCTTCTTGTAAAGTATCAAAATTATCAGCCACTTCTTGCGCGCGAGTGTTTGCGGCTTCGGCTGCGTCCAAAGCGTCTTGTGCTTCATCTATCTTTGTTGCGACTTGATTAGCTTTTGACATAGCCTCTTTTGCCTGTTTCATTAATTTTGATGTTTCGGCAGAGAAGGATTGGCTTTTTGCTATTAGAATATCAATTATATCCATATGTCATCCTCCTTTACATTTATTTCATTATTTATTACTATCAGTAATATAATTATCTTGTGAATTACGTTTTATTATCACATTCATTATACTTGAAATAAACTAGAATCCATTCGATATGTTACATTATTTTGATTATCAATTACAAATTCGCTTATCATTAATTGAGCGTCTACTTCATCCATTGAAAAAAATACATAATAATATTGACGAAAAAAGATTCTATCTGCATTATAATCTTCTATGAAGAAATTATAAATATTATTATGTTCAAATCCAACGGACTTCCCTATTATTATTTTATCTGCATTAATAGCATCCATTATTTCTTGATATGTAGCACTAGAGGTTGGATTTTCTGTGGTGCCAGAGAATGTTATTTTAAGCACATCTGCGTTACTATTTGCTTGTGCAATCCATTTATTAGTAGTCCCATCATATACAAGAGTATCTCCATCATTAGGATTTGCCAAACTCACATCAACCAAATTCGCTAATGAAATATCACTCATACTATTTTCACCTCCACTTCCGCCTGTTGAAAATGAAATCCATTCTTTATTAGAATTTGCTATATAAATGCCCATTTCATTTCCTTCATCTTTTAATACTATTGCTACAGAACCTAAAGTTATTTTATCTTGAGGTATATTATCTAAATCCGCTTTAGTATCACAATAATGTTCATAAGTTACAACATTATCTTGTGAACCACGTTTTGTCATTATATTCATTTTAATCTCCCCCATTTATACTCCATCCATATATGCCAGGTTCCCAGACATTATTGGAATATATTTTACAAGGTTTTGTTCTTCAAATTTTTCTGTTATAATCATATGGTGGATTGCCCCATTTCCTCAATGTGCCTAAGCCAAGCATCAATCGTAACGGCCTCCATGGTCATGCCTTCCATAACGCTGCGCTGGCGCACCTGATTAGAAATCATCATCTTGTCTCCAATCGGTATGTTATTCCACATGTCTTTATGCTTTGCGTAATACGATGCAAAGCGGCGTTCCGTGCTGTTTCGATATTCTTGATTGTCTTGATTAAGCCATTCCGGTTTGTTCATGGTATAGTAGGCATCAAATATCATAAATGCCACAAAGAACATAGCCTTATCGTGGACTGCCCTTCGCATAAATTCATCTATGAGTGCATCGTTACTGTCAAGCATGTTTTTGTATGTTTTTAGTATGTACTTTGGGTCGTGGCGGCAAACACTATCATCGCGCCATTTCCATAAGTAGAATGGAGTTTGACAATACTTTACGTTTTGGCTTAAATTTTGGCAAAGGATATTGAAATAACTATCCTCATGGATTGTTAAATTATCATTCCAGCGAATATTTTTATCAAGTAAATATTGTCTGCGGTGAACCTTACCGTGGACAAATGTACTATCCATTTCATGGTTTATATATTCTACTGATTTTGTTTGTGGATTGCGTGTTTCTTCCACAAACATGGAAACCAAGGAATCAAATCCAATTTCCATTTCTCTAAAAAGAATCCACAATCCACAAGCATTATAAAACATATCATCTGCATCACAGAACATTACATAGTCTGCTGTTGCGTAATCTAAACAGGCATTGCGGGTAGCACTTACACCACGATGCGGTTCTTTATGATATTCAATTTTGAAGGGATATGAGTTTAGTAGGCTATCAGATAAATAAGTATCTGTGCCATCATTACAAATGATTGCTCCGATTTCGTTAAAATCTACGTTTTGCTGAAGAGCAATACTATCTAATAATGGTTTTATTATTTCGTCTGTTTCTTTATATTGTGGAATAAGTATCTGTAGTTTCATGTTATTCCTCCAAAGCTGCTATTTCCTCATCCGTTAATCCAACAAACCTTGAGCTATAAACTGTCCAATTTTTTGCTGCTTGCCATTCGGTGAGCAGTGATGCTCTAACGTAAATACTACCATAAACTCCGCCTGTATACGTTCTGTAAGTCGATATTGGGGTAGAAATAAATGCATTAACATTGATCAAACTCGCAACTGATGAACCTAGCAAATATAGCGATAAAAGGTGATAACAGCGGGAAAACGCGGATATACCAATTCTTGTACATGCTGGAAATTTTAGCGTTGTAAGACTAGAACAGCCATTAAATGCGTTCGCATTAATCACTGTACACATTGGAAAATTTGCTGAAATTAAGTTATCACAATTTTGAAATGCGCTATCGCCAATCGTTGTACATGCTGGAAAACTTACCGTTGGAAGACTAGAACAGTTTTGAAATGCGTAACTATAAATCATTGTACATGCTGGAAAACTTACTGTCGTAAGATTAGAACAGCCTTTAAACGCAGATACGCCAATTGTTGTACATGCTGAAAAACTTACTGTTGTAAGATTAGAACAGCCACCAAATGCGTTCATACTAATCAACGTACATACTGGAAAATTTGGTGTTGTAAGACTAGAACAGCTATTAAATGCGTTAGTACCAATCGTTGTACATATTGGAAAATTTGCTGAAGTTAAGTGATAACAACCTTGAAATGCATACGCGCCAATCGTGGTTAGTCTACTATTAACATACTCTCCAGAAATAGTTCTGGCAATAACTTCATTTTCCTTATCCGAGACAGTTGCTTCAGGAAAAGCCTCAATTGCATCAACAAATCCGCCTGGAAATGAAAGTGATGCACTTGTGCCACCTTTGGCACGAATAGCATCCGCTACAGATATGAAATCAGTATCACTAGCAATATAGTTAGCCATTAGAAACTCACCCCCTGCGCATTTTGGAGTGATGATACAAAGTCTTCGAAGTCGCTCTTTAACTCACTGACCTCATCACTTAGCTCTACCAAACTAACCGGATTCTCGCCGCCGCATGCATTCGCCTTAACGTCACCAGCATACTCGGCGTTGCCATGCCAGTCCAGCGTGTGGGCGTTGGAACGGGAGGAGGCAAAATACATTTTATTGGTATAGTCGTAATCCATGGAACCATTTCCGACTACTAATACATGTTTCTTGCATCCAGATTGATAATGGTTATCCTTGTCAATGATCTTATCAGTAGAATCGTTACTAGGGTTAGCCGAAACACCTATCACCGTCTGGAAGTTTCCAGTATCGTTGTTGAGCATTCCGCCCACATGCGAAGTTAATCCACTGGCAACGTTCTGTCTGCCCTCAGCGTGCGCAACACCGCCACTAGCAACGTTTTGACTGCCCTCAGCGTGTGCATAAAAGCCACTAGCAACGTTCAATACGCCTTCGGCGTGCGTACCTTGTTGTGAAACATAATTTCTTATGCCCTCTGCGTATACCGTATCTTTATTTGACGGCTGCAAACCAGCGTTACCGAGAGACGTATTTGCCATACCATTATCATTTGTATAACGCGCCACTCCGTTCATCCCAGATAAATAACTCGGTATCTGAGTAAAAACAACCGTAGCCGATTTCAAAGTAACGGTATGCGTAGCAGAGGTATCACTTGTATACAGATTAAAATTGGTATCCTTTTTGAACCGTCTAGCAATACAATAATCATCAAATTTAAACTCAGGGAAACGATTATCAAATGTCGCATAATAACCGCCGTGAACAACGGTTCCTTCAGGCAAGGCTGCGATTTCCTCAGGTGTCGCACAGCGTTTTCCGATAAGGCCTAAATCTCCAACCACGGTACAGTCATGCCAGTTTTCAAAGTCGGGGTATCCGCTCGGCAAATACTCACCGCGACAAAGCTTGCTTACTCCGTCAATTTCTAAAATGTAATAATTGTTTTTCGTGAAGTTTGTAGTTGTCAGCCCGGAAATATTATTCGAAATATACCAGTCTTCGTCCCCGTCTTTTTGCATCGAAAGCGTGACGTTATCGAGAATGGTATCACCAACGGTTATGCTTTCCACACCGAAAGGAAGCTTGAAATCGAGTTCGGATTTAGTATATCCTGGTTCATAAGTAGAATTAATTTTTTCCCATTCTTCATTAACATAAATCCATTCATCAAATAAATCATTTTCAGATTCATTTTTAGGCACTAAATAAAATATATTTTCTTCTGGTTCCTCAATAGTAGGAATATATGCTTCATTATCATATTCATCACTACTACAAATATGAATAAAATCCGCTGAAATAGCGCTACCACCGCTGCCACCGCCCATAGCAGTAGAAATAGCAGTCCATTCTTTATTTGAATCAGCAATATAAACGCCCATTGCGTCATCTTCGTCTTTTAAAATAATTGCTACTGAACCCAATGTAATCTGACTTTTAGGAATATTTGCTAAATCTGCTTTTGTATCACAAAAATGCTCATAGGTAATAACATTATCTAATGAGCCCTGTTTAGTCATAACATTCATTCTATAACCTCCTTTATTCGCCTTCCCCAAGAAAAGCGTTTATTATAGTATCCTTTTAACAAGGTAGATATTACTACTTTGCGTTGGCCAGAGGAACAATGAATGAACTCACCATTACCAATATAAATACCCGCATGGTCACACAAATCGCTATCTCTACGAGTATTAAAATATACGGTATCGCCCGGCCGCAAATCATCTATATTTTCTATTTTTTGATATTTTTCATTATAACCTTGTTCTTTTGCTGTTCTTGGAAGTTCAATGTCATAAAGGGTTTTATAACAATAAAAAACAAAGCCAGAACAATCAAAAGCGTTAGGTCCTTCTGCTCCATATCGATATGGTTTTTCTAAATGAAGAGTCGCTTCATTAACTATTTCTTCAGTATATCCCACTGTATTACATAGGAATAAAATCACTGCAAGAAAAGTGATAAGTGCTTTTTTCATTTATATCACCTCAAATAAAGAAGTAAAAACGCTACACGATTGTTCTGGCTTTTAATGCTTATTCAGAAATTAGTTGCCATCCTGCTGGATATGCGGCTGGAGACCATACATTATTATCAATTATAGATTCATAAATGTTACCTTCAAATACTACACGGTCTCCTATATTATATGGATTTCCCGCACTTGGCTGTTCCCATTCTAAAATATCATTATTTTCGTCATTATTTTCAATATCTTCATAAGCTTGCCAAGGTGCACCAGTTGCTCCGGGTTCCCAAACATTGTCATTAGTTAATGACACCCATTTTTTATTTCTATGAATAACCTTATCTCCTTTTTCATATCCATTAGTAGAATCAGGCTGAATCCATGGCAATACCTCATCAGTTTCACTTGTCAATACGCGCGCGAATAAACTGGGCGCGATAAGTGGTTCCCACCCTATTTGTGAAGTATGATTTTGTAATACTTTATAAAGTATATTTTCATAGCGGCAGCGCGTCCCCGCTACCATAGGTTTATTTGGCTGCCAATTTTCAAATAGAATTGGGTAATTTAATGCTTGTTCATCTGTAAATTCATTAATAACTTCATCTAGTGCCGCGCGCACTTCAAGAAGTTCTTCGGCATCATTTACGCCAAGACTATTATAAAGAGTATTTTCTCTTGATTTTTTATATAGATTATTATCTTTTAATTCTAAATTAAAATATTCTATTGCTTCATTTACATTATTAGTTGGAGTGTACTGTTTGTTAGCTAAGTCTCCTTGAAATGAAACAATTAATTCTACCCTATTATTAGGATATATGTGCTGAATAAATCCCATATGTACCTCCTTAACCTATGCGGCGCCATATATAACATGTAATGTATGGCTGTAAGTTATTATGCGGTTTTCCTTCTCCAACATATTCGTGCTCATGAGAAGCATCACAATTAAAACCATCATAACTGGAACTATGCTCTTTACCCCAACGAACCACTTCTGAACCAGTTGTATGAACTGAAAAAATTCCAGAACAGCTGGGGCCTGTTGATGATGCTTGTCTACAAATATCTTTAACATATCCTGTTAATGATACAGTGCCATGAGTATGTGCTGGCATTTCTTCCGTTATTAGTGTATGTTGTTTTTCGCCGCCATGAAGATTGGATGAAGAAAATTTATTGTTATTTTCATCTACTCCAACGATAGCTCGTCCAATAGCGAAGCGTTCCCACGTTCCACCAATAATTGTATTTGGTGAGATATTATTAATATTAATATAAATACTTCCAATAGGATAAACTAAATTCACAAAGTCGGTTTTAGAAATAAGTTTATTTTTAATTTTATTCCATAAATAAGAAGTTCGGTCGGTATCAAAAATTTTCATATTATCACCTTATGCTGTTCTTTTCCATATATAGCAAGTAATATATGGTTGTACATTATTATGGGCTCCATTATTTCCTATTGTGGCATGTGTGTGTGAAGCATCACAATTAAATCCATCGTATCCTGTAGTATGAGTATCTGTTCCATAGCCTTGATTTTCACTAGACCTACGCAAAGAAAAAATTCCGCCAGCAGTCATTTGTGTACTTGAATTTTGTTTAGCGACATTCCATACCGAGCCAATTAATGAAACCATTCCATGATTATGTTTTGGTAATTCTTCCGTAATAAGTGTATGAGTAGTACTTCCACCTGTTAATTGGCTAGTATTAAAGTCCGAATCATTTTCGTCTACACCAACTAATATTAATCCGGCATCTAAAAGACTCCAACTTCCTCTATTAAATATACTTTGTGGATTGGTATTACTTGTACTAAAATAAATACTACCTATAGGATAAGTAGAATCAATAAAAGAAGTTTTTGACATGAATATATTTTTAATTTGATTTAATAGTCTATCTAATCCAGTTAATTCCAATATTTTCATTATACCACCTCAACTTACTCTTTTCCACATATAACATGTCACATATGGTTGTAAATTATTATGGCTATTAGAACCACCTTCGGCAGAATGTTCATGAGAAAGATCCGCATCAAAACCGTCTTTAGTATCATTTTTGCCATCATCGCCATATCCTACTGCACCACTAACAGCTCTTCTACTAAAAATACCACTAGGATTGCATTGGGCAGAAGTTCCTTGGTCTGCTATTTCGCCAACGTGTCCAGTTAAGGAGATTTCTCCATGATTATGACTAGGAATTTGATTTGTCGTTAAAGTAACCTCTTCCTCTCCACCAGTTTGTTCTGCCGTTGTTTGGGTTGACATTATTGTTCTGCCATTACCAAATCTTTCCCACGTACCACCAAATAAAGTTGCTGGAGAAGTAGAGCTGGTAGAGATATATATAGAATTAATGGGATGGGCTATATCTAATATATCATCTTTTGTAGCCATATAAGCTTTGATTTTTTGATAAAGAGATGATAGGTTGTTTTCATTGAGTACTTTCATAAGCAAGTCTCCTTTATTTAATATATTTTATTAGGTTGTTGCTTTAGTATATTCAACTGTTACCCAAGCACCACGATATAAGGTTACACTAGTGCCAAATCGTAATTTTAATCCATCTTGATCTATATATATGTGTAAGCGATCTGCCGTACTTCCCCAATAGTATGTTCCAGTCCAAATATCATTTGCATTACTATATTTAGTATTTGCAACCATATCTATTATATGAATAAAATCATAATTTAAATCAGAAATATCAATGGTGCCCGCCGCATCAAAAACATAAGTGCGACGATATAAAGGCTTTCCATCAATCCAAGTGCCGCCAGTTAAAACTTCCCCTGTAGTATAATTAGTTATTCCTGTAATACCACCAGAAAAAGTTGCTACTCCAGCAACATTTACAGGCCCATTTAAATAACTAGTATAATTACTATTGACTTCAAATTTTTTAGCGCTACTTGTACTGGTGGAAGTCATACCTATAGCTGCGCCATAAGAATTTAAACTAATCACATTATTAGTATTTACAAGAAAATTACTATCATTAGTTAATTGAGAGGTTTTTGTTGGAACAGTTAATGTACCACTACTATTACCTGTTATAATTGCATCAATTTCTGCCGTTGTGATAGCAGTTAAATCAAGGTTACTTGTTGGTATAATTTCTTGCCACACTGGAGCAGAACTTGTCATACATAAATATTTGGGTGTAGTTGTGGTATTGGCGCCGAGTCTTGCAGGTGTGTTTGCCGCAGACCAATAGATTATATCACCTTTGGTGCCGGTTGAGCTATTTAAAACAGTATTATTACTTGTTTGATTCCAAATATATTTTTCACCAGTAGTTACTAATGATACTGCGGTGCCATTACTTGCGGCAGCTTTACTCTCATACGTGGTATCAGTAAATAAAGCGTTTTCTGGAACAGCTGTTTTTACTGTTAAACCATTTATTGTCGCAGCATCTCGCACATATTCTTGTATACCATTATTTTTATATTGATACACTGGATGCGTTTCTACAAATAATATTTGATAACCATTTGTAGCCAAAGCTGTTCCAATAAACATGTAAACTTTATTATCAACTTCTGTAGGTAATACTTGAGTATAAATATCGTCATCCAAATAAAATAATCCATCTGCCCCTATAGTTCCTACAATATATACTGGCTTCCCTGCCGTTAATGTTGTACCACAATTAGAACTATATCTAAAATCTAATTGCTCATGTGAAGCTGCATATACAACACGACCGTTTGCTGCTATATTACCGCTACTCCAATTATACCAAATCATTCCGGGCACAAAACCAGAAGTATTTTTTTGTTTTGTAGTCCCCGTTCCTGCAGAAGTAGTGATACTAGCAACTGTACCATCGGGTTTTAACATAAATAAACTATATTGATATACTGGAGTGCTTCCTACTAAAAAACTGTTCGTACTTGATGAAGTAGTTACATAACCAGAATTACTATCACTCGTTTCTTGAAAACCTGCGGCATATAAATCTATAGAACGTCTTGTATAATGACTAATAGTTATGCTTGATTGACGAATTAAATCATCTAAAAATTCAATAGTACAATTATCATAATCTATTAATGATACCTCTACAGTACGTGCATAGTCAGTGTTAGTTTCGTTATTGCTATAAAGTTGAAAACCCATTAATACTATATTATCCGTTGTACTTGTTGGATATGCATTAATAAGATAACGTATGGCATAGGTTGCTCCTGGATTAACTTTAACATAATGTGCTTTTTCATTATTTCCGTATCCATAATAGTCAACATCCCAATCCATAGAGGCATATTCTAAATGATTGGGAACAGTAGCATGTACTTTAAATTTAATATGCCAAACAGTTGTTGCATTAGGGCGTGTTATTTTAAAACAGAAGGCGGTTCTTCCATTATCATCTGCGGCAGTAGCATAAAAATTAGTATATATTTTTTTTATTGATGTAATATCAGTTGTAATTATATTTGCCCATTCTGGCGTTGATGTTTCACCTTGTGCTTTCAAAAATTGTCCTGAAGTGCCACCACTAGTAGGCGCATATATATTGGTGCTTGAAGTATAATTATGCGCATTATTTATTGTAGGTAAACCATAATAAATATCTCGCTCCGTAGGGAGTGAAGTACCCGTGCCAATAGCGGAGGCAGAACTACTATCTGTGACTGCTTTGGCACTGGCCGCCGCAAGTGTATACCCATCAACTGTTCCGCCAGTAACTAAAGCTTTAGTATTTGGATTGTATGTAAGGGTAGAGGTTTTGTTTACTGTACCTGTTACTGCGGATGTTGCTGTACTATTAGCGAGAATTATTGGGTAAGCGCCCGCGTTTGTAATTGCGGCGGCCTGGGTAACATTAGTATCACTATTGTTATCACTAGCCCAATAGACACTTGTACCGTTAGATTTTAAAATTTGGCCGTTTGTGCCTGGGCCATATGTAGTTCCATTTGAAGTGGTTGGAATACGTAGGATTTGAAATTGATTTGTTGTTGAGTATATAGTATCGGTTGCCCGTAGGCTACCTGACACGACCGTATCTTTTAATTGTGCCATAACGAGCCTCCTTTTAAATTTCTATAAATTCAGTTGCTTCTACAAAGCCATTTGTAAAAGAAATATTATTTTTTTCTATTCTAGCATACAGTGCTAGATATTTTTCGCACATGCCTTCTGCACTAGCTGGTCCAAAGCCTGGAATACCGGTTTTTCCACCGGTTGAATATTTTGTCCAACATCCGCAAGCACCCCACCAACTTCCATAGCCAATATAAGTATTAGATTGGTTTGCTTTAGCCAATCCATGCACTGGATTATTATATCCTTCTACAACAGTTAATCCTGCTATTGAAGAAGCAGTTGGTTGAGATGTTTGAGTCCATCTAAATTCTTTTCCATCTTGGATTACATAAAATTCGTATTTACCATTATAAGTATAATTATTAATATATTTTAATTTACTATATAAACCAAAATCATTACAATCGGTCGCATTTGAAGAAGTAAATAAATTATTACCATTATCAACATAATGATAAAGTATTAATTTCCAATAACTATTATCTGGCAGAGTTAAGTAAGATTCAATAGCATTATTTTTTAAAATACCTGTTTTAGTTATTTTATTTTGAGGACTTTCTTCTATTTCAAATGAATGTACTCCGCCCAAATTATCAATCCTACTACCTACATTATACAACAATTTTATATCGGTGTCAAGTAGTGGAGTGTAATAAATACGAAAATCACTTATTTGTCCGTTAAAGTAAGGGGCAGAAGGAGAAGCAGTATTTGCTTCACAACCTAAAAATAATCTAGCATTTGTATTAAAATATATTCCATATGAGGTATTCGTATAAGTATGATGTAGTTCACCATTTATATAAGTACGAGTGCCTGTTGAATCATATACAAATGTAAGCATATTCCAATCTGTAGTAGATAAAGAGGCAATTTCCATTTCTTTTGAATCATATTTATAAGTAGATGAAGTTTTTTCCGCGTTTGTGTAAACACGTATTGGAAATCTTAAATGTCCAGAATTTCCTGCTTCTGTATTAAATCCTCCTGATTCAGTACAGCTAAATAAATGCGCTCCTGTCCAAGCAGTAGATTTAGCCCATAAGTTTATTGTCATTGCTTCTGCTCCTTGGACCATCCATTTATTATCAGGAACTTTTATAGCGGCATTAGAACCATTGAATTTAGTACTTGAAGTATAACGCGGAGTATCAGAAGAAATAATTAGTTCATTTATTATTTCTCCATTATGCCCATAACCACTACTATCTTCAACCTCTAACGATGGCTCTTTATATAGTTCAAAATTCCAAAAACTAGCTTGCCCATCCCAATATTGTCTATTATTATCATCCATAAATAATCTATTTTCGCCCCAAGATATATCATTAGCTACAAATGAATATTCATTATGGCCATTATATATTCTAAATGGTAAAGCGTGGTTACTTTGAGTTCCTAATGGGAAATACCAATATCCATTATTTGGGATTCCAGAAGCATCACAACTTAAAAAATATCTAGTTCCATTAGTAATACTTTCACTTAAATTAATAGTAAAATAAGTATCTGCGTTTTCTCCTGTTGTTTGGACTCCTATTCGGCCATCTGTAAGAACAGTAGTTCGGCCGCCTTTTGTAATTCCTGTGACTAGATTCGTTCCAGTTTTAATTTTCATACTATCCAACTTATAATGCAAAACCAACCCCTGAGCAATCTCCTTCACCTCCGCGGCGGAGAGACAATGGTCATAAATACGGACATCTTGTATACTACCACGTGTAGTAGATTCTCCTATCCATCCAGCACCAGTTAAATATCCACCACCTAAATTAGAAGTGATAGTTTGTTTTAATACTCCATCATAATACGAACATACAGCAGTATTAGATATAGTAACAACTATATGATGCCATTGATTCTGTTCATTAGCAGTATTATAAGTATATGAACCATTAATTATAGCATTTGTAGCATTATCATGCCAATGTACCCCACCATATGCTGCTTTTCCATAACCAGTTTCAAAACGAAAATATCCAATTGTATCATTAGTACTTTTGTCGGTTAAACTTAATATATCCATCCAATTTGCCGTACTTTCAGTATTTGATTCAATCATACACCAAAAAGCGATTGAAAAATATTTTACATTTGCCAGAGCAGGACAATTAAATGAAGTTCTAGCAGATAAGTTATAAGCTTTATTACCTATTTTCCCAAAATTTTGCCATGTAGGAGTACCAGAAAATGTTATTTCACTAATTCCCAAATTCCTCAAATCCCTATCAAGGGGGAGCCATACTCTTAATGCCATATAACTCCCTCCTTAATTAAACACGAAATCAATGGATTGATCCGTATCATTCCACTCTAAATGTGCTTTTTCAGTTCCATTTAAATTCAAACCCAATTCAAGCGCACTTAACAATCCATTGTTTGTATAAGTATATTGATATGAATTTGTTGTGGGGTTAGCCGCTTGGGTAGTCGCGCCAATAAGATATAGTTTTGATGCGGAATTGGTAGAACCTGCGGTATTTTTGGTATCGGTATAAGATGGTAAAGTTTTCTTTGTGGCTGTAATAACACCATTCGCATCTTGACTAATGGTATCTATAAAAGTAGTAGAAGTTGTAGATGATGCTGTGGGGTCTGATTTAGCGGTTTGTTTTACTTTGTAAGAACTTTCATCACCGAGTAAATTCCATTTACTATTGCCCCACACATATTCTTGAGAACCATATAATACAACATCACCTGCGGTCGCGGTTACATTTGAACCACTAATGGAAACTGTAGCAGTTGTATTTGGCGTGCCAGTAGATATATTTGTAGTTGTAACGCCTAGGAAATGCATTGCATTTGATAAGCCGAGTGATGTGCGTAAAGTGTCGGCAGTAATTGCACCTGTATTGCCAGCGACGCTTGTTACTGGATAACTAACCCCAATATCAGCTAAAGTCGCAGTTCCTCCTAAACTTATCGTTTTATTACCAATTTTAATTGAAGAATTGGCTAATTTTCCGTTCGCGATAGAACCAGCAAGCATAGCATTTGTAACTTTACCTTCCCCAATTGTAGTAGCGATAGACCATCCTCCTGTTGAAGAAGCAGAGCCGGTTACATCACCAGTTAATTTAACTTCTTTGTTTGCAGAAAAAGCAGTTGCGGTTGATGCATTTCCTTCTAAAGCACCAATAAATTTTGGCGCCGTTACTTGTACTGGAAATTCAGTATTACCAGAAGCATCTAATAAGGTGGCAGTGCGTTTAACAGTTGTGTATGTACCGTTATATTGCCGAGCATAAATTGGTTCATTACCATCATCGGCAGTTGCTACTTCAAGCCAGCCAGAATTTGAAGCAGTACCACCAGAAGCTATACGACCATAATCGTTTGCTGCAACAGTAAATCTAACTTGTCTAGTAGTAGTAGCATCAGGTGAAGTGACAAGAATATCATTAGAAAAAGTTTTCTGTCCAGTAATTGTTTGTGCATTATTTAATAATACAACGTTAGAACTTAAACGAACATCGGCTATAGACCCGGTAAGATTAGAAGCATTTAATGAGCCGGAAAAAGAAGTCGCGGTTACTGTGGCAGGGAAGGTAACATTTTTATTATGATCCCAAGAATACATATGATCAGAAGCCATATATTCATTAGCTTTTGTCCACCAAGTGTCGCCATAACCGCGAATTTCCGCTATTGACTGTACTATATTTAAACTACGATTATCTAAAGTCGTTGAACCACCGGGTCCACGAGTCATAAAAGTAAAGCGCCAGTTCCAGTAATTCCCTGTTTGATTTTTACCACCGCCGAACATAGACTGAGAAAATGATATAATATCATTCCCCGACCAACCCGTCATACCATAATCATCTTTATCAAAAGCTACGATCCAATTTGTTGATGCCGCACCAGTCGCTCGTTCTACTTTTACTTTAATAGAGTTATAGGCTGAGCTAACCCAAAAATACATATTTTTTATTTGACAATAACGTTCAACTGAAGCAACATAATTACTATTCCAATAATTATATTTTTGTGTTTCACTTGTATCAGCAGGGACATTATATTTCATTGCTGTTACTGTGACTCTTAGACCGCAATTAATATTCATTTCCCCATTAATTTGAGGAATGGAAATATATGATTGTCGTTTTTCACTAAATAAATTTTGTTTCTGAGCATCTGTACATCCTGCGTCAGTCCAAGTGGCACCGCCATCGGTAGTTTTTTCAATTATAATTTGGTCCGCTGGTAAAAATGCTAATCTATTCGCACGGGCATCATTAATTAAAGTCTGATATGTAACATCATTTACACCATTTAATCCCGCTGGACGAACAAGATGTTGTGTATTCCCTGTTTCATATTTAGTAATTGCTCCAATATGAGCGGCGGTTAAATTAACTTGTCCAGTTCTATAACTGCTTTCTGAATTACCTTTAACACCAGTAACTCCAGTATTACTAATTGTAGTGCCTGAAATTCCAATACCAGTTCCCGCGGAATAAGTAGTGTCTTTTATATTACAAATATCCCCATTAGGTAGCTCAATTTTACTTATTGTATATTCGTTAGTTGCCATTTTCTCACCACCTTCAAAAAAAGTAAATGGTATAAATACCATTTACTTTTTATTGACCATGAGTTAGTGTTAATCCAGTAGAATTTGTTAATACAGTAACACTATCTTTATTATTCCATGCAGTATTTGCTCCAGAAGCAGTAGCCTTAATATTTGTTTTCGTAGGAGTAACTGTGATTGTACTACCAGTACCAAGTACTTCATCTGTAACAATATTTGGATAACCAGTAACTGCTGTAGCGGTACCGTTAGCTCCTACAGCAGTTCCAGAAGCTGAACCGCCGATATATTTAGTTGTTTTACTAATATCTGTTGCTACGGAAATAATACCAGATTCTTCGTCGTCTGCTCCAGTAGTAAGAGCTACTGTTGGTTGAGTAATAGTAAAAGTTGAATTTGCTCCTATAACATTACTTGCGGCAGGAGTTCCAGAGCCACTTAAAGCAGAAACAGTAGTTCCACTTGCAACAGATTCAACAATTGTTGCTCCAACGTTTGTTGTAGTAGATGTGGCAACAGTAGAACCAGTTGCTACAGTAGTTGCGGAACCGGCTATTTTGGCCGCAGTTACATCTGAAAAAGTAAATTGAGTAGTAGTCTGTGTATTTAATTTTTTTGCTCCAATAACTAAAGTTTCATTACTTACACTAACGTTAGCAAGAAAATCTGAATTAGAAGTAGAATTAGCTGCTCCACTTACTGTTGTTTGACTTGTAGCAGCAGTTGCTTTTGACGCTGTAACAGTACCATTACATCCAGTAATACTTGTTGTAGATAATTTTTTACTAGTTGGAGAAACAGTTTTTAATACCGTTTCAAATGTAGGACTGGTAATTCCAGTTATAGCACTTTTAGAATCTTTAGAATTCCAAGTGGTATTTGCACCACTTGCAGTTGCTTTTACATTAGTCTTAGTTGCAGTTGCATTAGTTAATACACCAACTTTCCCTGTCGCAGTACTATCCGCGGCTGAAAGAGTAATTGTTGGTTGAGTAGTAACTTTAACTCCTGTTAAGACTGTTGAAGTGGTTGGAGTACCAAGACTAGTCATCGCAGATACATTATCGCCACTTGCTGTAGCACTTGTAATACCAGTTGCAACACTGATAACTCCATTTCCAGCTGTGGCCCCTGTTGCTAAAGAGATAGTCGGCTGGGTAATTGTAAAAGTTGCATCTGTACCAATAACGGTATCAGTTTTTTTATCAATAGCTACATCAGTTAAAATATTGGCTAAATTTAATCTCGTATCTCCAATTTTTTCCCAAAACCAAGTTGTGTCATCATCTACGTTTGGTTTTATTACTACATATTCATCATACACATCTAAAGTTTGCTCTGAAGGAGTAGTTGAAGATTTTACTAAATAAAAAGCTCCTGGAATCGCATCTTTTGCGGCTAAAGTTCCTGTTACAGAACCGGCTTTTACACCAGCTGGAATATTTGCAGCAGTAGCTGTACCAGTTCCATTCCAAGCAACAATAAAAGAACCACCATTTATAAAATTTCTTGCGACTTCGTCCTTTATATTATACGTAGTACCAGAAGGTAATGTTATTTTACTAATATCTGCCATAAGTTTCACCTCTTAATTGCGGTTTAATATTAAAGTTTCTTGACTAACCGAGTCTTCGCAGTTAATTTTATTATTCCATTTAGTGCGTTCGGTCGCGGTTATGTGGACTGTAGTATTGTTAATATGATTTAACAAATCTTCTGCGATGTCATCTCCAACAAATGGTAAATCTATTCCATAGGCCAAGCCATCACCTATTTTAATACCGGGTACTATAGTATTATCACTTAAAGTTTCTTTATCTGTATAGATAAGAATACTTCCTTTGCTAGGAACATAATTCAATCTAGCTTGCCATTCAACAACACTACCAATTTCTATTTTTATACCATTTAAAGTGGCGGCATCTATAAAAGGTAGATTTATTACCGTTGTATTTCCATCACCCACTTTTAAACGAGAAAAAGGGTGAGTATCATCAGCTGAATAAATGATGACCTCACCCTTTTTTGGCGTAAAGTTTATAGCCTTATTCCAATTTTCTTCAGTGTCATTTTTCAACTGAATTCTCGTTTTTATGGTTTCTGCCATAAAATCACATCCTTGGCATCATTTCAGCCAATTAATTTTGCAAGCGTCTTTTTCCCGCAAATACCATCAGCAGTTAATCCATTTTGCTGTTGATATTCTTTTAACGCTTTTTCTGTTGCGGCATCAAAAATTCCATCCTTTCGGCCGCAATTATAACCCAACTCATTTAATGCTTGCTGTAATTCTTGTACAGCTCCATTCGTATCTCCTTTTCTCACTGTAGTCCATTGTAAGAAAAAGAAACTTCTTTTTAATGGCGGTTCCATTTTTAAACCGCCTTGCGTAAACCATTCTAAATCTTTATTACCATATAATTTATTTAAATCTACACGACTTGGAATACCATTAATATGCCCCATACTAGTATATTGCCAAATATCACAAGGAAATTTAGGAGCGTAATTTTCATCGGCTAAACCAGTATTTTTACCATAACGTGGTATCCATATAAAATCAAAATAATCTTTTATGTCCCTTATATAAGGGTAGCGACTTTGCCCTATATATAATCCAACTTTTTTCGCCCCTAAACTTCTTAATGTATCTAAAATAGTTTGACAAATTATTTTTGTAGTTTTAGATGTTTGAGTCTTATATTCTATATCAGGGCAAAAAAATAATGGTTCTAACCCTTCTTGAGTAGCAGACATATAGAAAAAAGCAGCCTCTTTTTCTGCTTCTTCTTTTGTACCGGCTTTAAAATAATGGTATACTCCAAAAGGAATACCGCATTTTTTAGCATTATCAACATATTTTGTATCTATTTTATCGCCTACACTCGCGCGAAAAATTACCATATCTAATTCTTGGCGCGCTTTATCCCAATCTATATTACCTTGATAAACACTAATATCTGCTATATACATATATTTCCCTCCTAAAAAGAAAAGGCGGGCATAAGCCCGCCATTTATTATTTATAGAAAATAAAGTATTGTTTACATTGCGCTTTCATAAGGTTCTTTTTTGCCTTAGCTCTTACAGAAGAAGCAGATGCTGGGTCATTTACATATACATATGTACCATCAACCCACCACCAACAAATGAAGTGCCCGCCTTTGGTCCACAGGCCTGGTTTCATACTACATACCACATAAGCACCATCTTTAATTGCGGCTTCAGCGGTAGCAAAAGAAGCAGTCTGTACAAACTTACTTGCTCCGTATTTTTGGGCGCAATATTTAAAGAAACCCCAAGAGGTACCGCTATTAGTAGTGCGATAGCCTTTTGAGACAGATAATGCCGCTAATGTTTTGGGTGTAGCAGAGCTATCCCACCAAGTAGCCACTATATCTGCCATACTAGTTGGACCGCAGCCTGAATTACGGATAGTTTGCTTTTTGTTATATGTACCATTTTTAGTATATACAACAGAACCCCATTTACTATCATATTGCTTAAAATTTTTAGGTTGTACATTCTTTTTGCCTGGAGTATTTGAAGTAGAGGTAGATGAAGTAGTATTTTTTTGTGATTCGCCGCGAAACGCTGTTTGCCAAGTAGCCGCACCAACAGCTCCATCTGGAATAAGTCCAACTGTAGATTGATATGCTACTGTTGAAGCTTTTGTGCCAGAACCAAAAATACCATCACTATCTACACCTAAAAATAATTGCCACATTTTAACAAATTTATTTTTATCACCTTTACGAATAGCTGGAAGCGTTTTTGATAACATAATCCAATCGGCTTCTGTCATTTCGCCATTAGGATTCATACCTAATTGTTCTTTCCAGTTATTAAGTGCGGCCGCAGTTTTAGGGCCAAATTTTCCGTCTACGCCAACTCCCAAGAAGGCTTGAAGGATTTTAACTTCTGTGCCAGTGCTTTTATTCTTGATTGTCATCATTATCCTTCACCTCCATTAGGATTAATTGTCCTTTATCATTTTTTATCCATACTTGATCTTCTGTTATTGTTTCATAGTCATTTGGCTCTGTAGCCACTGTAAAAAAATTAAATAAATTCATATTTTATCCTCCTTTAATTAATTAAAGAGGTCGCTGTGCCGCAATCAAATACAAGATATTGGCCAAAACTTTCAGTTACATCATAAATACTGCCGCTATTTGCTATTTTTGCTAATTGTATTTTTTTATTAGCGTCAATAGTTAAATCAACATAACCGCCACTTGAACTTGGTATTTGTAATCCTTCTAATGTATTAGCATATCCTTCTATTTCACTTTGCAAAGCTTGCGATAAATCAGATTTACTAACATTATCTTTATCTGCTAATGCACCAGTTGGAACAGTAATATTAACTATTTTATTATTATTAGGATTAATAGTAGTATTATTTACTTGGATAGCCTCAATTGTATTTTCCGCGGCAGTTATTTCATCTTGTAAGGCCTGTGTTAAATCACTTTTAGCAATACTTCCTTTTACAGCATAACTGCCTTCATCACCTAACAATATCCATGAAGAACCGGCAGCAGTATTACCCTTACTATAAACATATTCTTTAGTTCCAACTAATACAACATCACCCATTTCATAGGCTTCAAAAGTCTGAATAGCAGTTGCATCTGGTAATTCTTGTAATGTTTGACCTGTAAAGTGCATTACTGAAGTAATACCTTCGGATATTTGTTCAATTCGTGTATTAATATCACTTATTGTCGCGGCTTTATTACTTGTAGAAGGAGTAGTTTGAAATTGAAATGGTAAATCCGCTAATACAAGTTCGCTTCCTTCTACAGTCACATTTAAACCTGTTTGAGAAACACGGCGAATAATTTTTGTAGGATTATCCCAATTGTAAGTTCGGGTTGTTATTGTTTCACCAGTTGTCTCATCAGTAGTTGTAGTTTCGGTATAATTATTAGCTTTAAATTTTTCTACTTCTTCGCCGCCACCCAATTGTTCAGATAATTGCTGTAATGCTTGGCTTAAAGCTTCAGGTGTTAAATTAGCTGAAACTAGACCACCAATAGAAGCTTCTAGGCCAGCAATTGCGGCCTGAATAGTAGAGGTTTGATTATTATATGTTATTGGAATAGAGCCACCCGTTGGAAGTTTAGCCCAACTATATACATCTCCAGCAATAGCTTGTATCCAAGGTAATGCAGAAAATCTATGTACACCATCACCAACCTTTACACCAACAGCATATGGTGATAATCCTGATAGTGTATTATTACTATCATTATTTGGGTATCTATTAGGATCGTATACTCTAGTTGGTTCAGTGGCATCTCCATTAGGAATAACTGCTACACAAACCTCACCTTGTAATGGTACAAAAGTGCTGCTATTCCACGCGGCCAGTGTATCATATTTAACTTTAATTCTAGTATTAATTATATTACTCATATAATACACCTCCTATTAAGCGCCGCCGCCATCTAAAATAAATTCTTGTATACCATTAATAATTTTATCAGTAGTAACATTATTAACGGACATATAGCCATTACTATCAACATTAATAAAATTATCTTGTAAAGATGATAAAACACCACCTAAATTTGTGGTTGTTGCTACTGTTAATCGGCCCACATTAGTTATTGATACATTACTATCAATTAAACTACCATCATTACCAAAAATTACTACATTATTAGAAGTATAATTATTTGGCTTTTGTACATAATTTGTTAAATCAACAGAAGTATCTCCTATTAATACCATTTCATCATTAATAAGTAAATATTCTTTATATTTATCCGCACCGGTAGCGTTTATATCTTTTAACATATAAACTGTATTTTCATCGGCATAATTGGCATTAGGTACTTCTGTTACAATCTCTCTACGCAAGTGTGATGCATTAGCAATTTGTGCTGCAATAGTATCATCAACATATTTTTTTGTAGTGGCTTCTGAATTGGTACGTGGTTCGCGCGCAAGAGAAACTATTGCTCCACTAATTATACCTTGCGATTTATCAAAATTAAAGTTATCTGGTGGTTTTACCCATTTGGCTACTCCATCGGAAATATCTAATTCTACCACACTTGGCCATGGGTGTGTAGCATCTACCTCTATTCTGTTTTCAACGCCAGTACTATAATCATATACATAATAATACTTACCATAATTAGCGACAGTAAATTTATTATTTACTAGTGTAACTAATGCGCCGTCTCCCTCGTGGCCGCCACCGCCTTCATTTATATATCTTAAATCATTATATGGAAGAGTGCCATCGCCTAATTTTAATAATCCAGTATCTATTTCTGCGCCAATTTCACCTTTTGCTAATATTGGATTTCTAGATACCCACGTATCGCGCATATCATTACGCAAAATAAGTCTCGCTCTCACTGAATGTGGCATTAGGCTTCACCCCCATTGATAACAGTATCAGTAATAAGCATAGCATTAACTGGAATATATTCATTATCCCAATAATATAATATTTTTTCAACTTGATCAAAGTAAAGTTTTGTGGTTGAACCATAGACTGGAAATTTATCATAATCCTCAAAAATAATTTGTTTATCAGAAACATAATTAACAAATCTATCTAAAAATTCTTTTTCAGTTCCAACAAATCCATTAATTAAAGCAACTTTATATAATTGATTTGAAAAAATTGATAAAGAAGTATTTTCCCAAGGATAAATTAAAGAAATCTCTTTTTGGATTGGTGTAGGAACAGTAAGTGTTCCTTCATCAGAAGGAACCACAGCACCCCAACTATATATATTACCCAGACCTGCGGTGCGAGGTCTGGGTGGCATAATGGATTTATTATATTCAAGAAGTAAATCTCTTGTACGCCATCTTTCTTTACACATTTTGAGCCACTTCCCGAATTTCACAAACAGGAAGAGAGAAGGCCGCGTAATATGAATTTATTTCATCTCCGCCGATGAGTAGGCCATCTTCATCTCGTTGTGGATTTTTATATATTTTTATATCCCATAAATATTTCTTACTTTCTAATCCTACTGTATCAGTATGCTCAAAAGGAATAGTTAATGTTTCCTCTGTTGCTGGAATTTCTTTTTCAAATACAGTAGTACGAATCATGGGATCATAAATAGAAAATACCGCTATATCTCCTTCCTCCACCGTTCCTTGTGTGGGAATAGTAAAAGAACCAGTGTCACCGCGAGGAATGATTAAACGACGTTGAATTAGCCTAATCATTAATCATCACCTACTCATTTAACGATAATATCTATAATCATTTCCACGTCTATTATAATGTGGATAGTATCCGAACTCCTCTTCATCCTCATCTTCATCATCGTCATTAAAATTATAATTGGCATAATTACCTTCGCCACGACGACGGAATTGAGAGTTCTTTTCATTCATTGTACGAATTTTATCAGCATAGTGACGCTTTAACTCATCCTGCTGCTGTAAAATATAGGCCATATCATAACCAGTGCTTTCAAGATTCATCATCTTGTTTTCTGCGGTTGCAATTTCTTTTTCTACATGCTCAATTAGATGGTCTAATTTGCGTGCGGCTTCGCGCTCATTCATTTGCTCTAAGCGTTGTGCCATTTGAGATAGATATTGACGGGTTTCTTTTTCATATTCAATCCATTTTTTGAAACCATCTTTAACCGCATTGCGCTTAGTTCCCTGATCTACATCATAACGAGTATAATTATACCAACTTGTAGGAATAACATTATTAGCATAATTTTTACCAACATTGGCCATGCTGGTCATACCATTGGTATTATTATTCATATTATTGTTATTCATACCATTTTGATTATTATTATTCTGATTATTATTCTGATTATTATTAGCCATGTTAGCCATATTAGATAACATGCCACTTACCATATATGTGGGCTGTACTAGCTGATTGTACTCTTTCATATACATATCTTTTGCCTTACGATACGTAAGTAATTCGCAAAGCATTTGATATTCATGGCATTTCTGATAACCAGGTAAGTTTAAGAAAGCATAATAATCAGCAAGCTGTTCGTGCATCTCCACACCCTGCTTCATTCTATTAATTAGTTCGGAGTAGAGAGTCTGTAGTTCTTGATTGTTCTGAGCCATAACTCATCCCTCCATTAAATTAATTTAGAAACTATTATATTAATATGCGCATCTGTTGCCTCAACTGTGCTAGGATTAAGTACACCGATAGTTACTGCCGCAGAAGTCCAATTACAAGGACAATCGCTTTCTTCTACTACGACAAGGGCCTCAAAAGCACCATTAGCAGAACCAGCAGCCGCGAGAGTGGTTGTGCTGATAGCCTGTGGTAGTGGTACACCATTGCGAGTTAACTGAATAGAATAATCTCCTGCGTCAGCTAAAGTAGCAAAACCATCTACATGAACATTATAAATACCGCGCTTTGTTAAAGCAATTCCGCCCGCGCCCGCAGCAACAGCTGTATTACCTTTTAGAAAAACAACATTATTTAAAGGATAAGTACCATTAGCGGCGACAGTTACGCCATCACTATAAGCTTGAATCATTTTAATTCCTCCTATAATAAAAAAGAGGCACCTGTCCGAAAACAAGTGCCTCATTAAACTAGACACACTAAATGTGTTCGGTGTTTAAATTACATATTGAATCCATTGCAGCCGCAACCGTTGTTGTTGCAGAAAGGATTATTGCCGGCATTATAAGTCCAGCCGGAAGGATAACGAACTACGCCGTTTAGAGCATTCTGTAGTTGTAGAGCATCAATTTGATTCTGCATATCAGCCATACGATTACCAGTAATAGCATCAATAATCTTCTGAACACCAGCATTAGTAGTCTGGTTAATAGAAGCGGTATTCATAGCATTCTCATAACGAGCCTGGGCAATACCAGCATTAATGCCATTGAAGCCCTCCATCATTGCCATACGGGTATCGCAGCAGCACTGATTCTGGTTAGCTAGTAGAGTCATTTGATTGGTGCGAATGTCACCAATTTGAGCTGTTAAAGCAGCCTGAATGTCTTTAGCAACATTAATATTGTCATACTTTGCCTGATTAGTAGCGGCTACAGCCTGAGCAGCACTGTTAGTAACAGCATTCATTAGATCACGATTTTGGTCTTGTAGGTCATTAAAGTTGAAACCATTTTGTACGAAATCTTGTGTAGCATACTGTGGATGATAGCCATTACCGCCGCCAAAACCACCGTTGCCCCAACCGCCCATTAGGGCAATAATTGCGAATAGCCAAATCATGCTACCCCAGCCTCCTTCCATACCCCAGCCATTGTTATTGCCGGTTAGTAGAGCAACATCAGAAGCAGTTAGTCCTTCATTACCATTCATAAGGGACACCTCTCTAATTTTATTATATATAATAAAAAATCCGCCTTGGCGGATTTTTGGCATAATAAAAGAGCCAGTAATAAATTACTGACTCATTAATTCACGCATAAATTCTGCGGGATCAATACCTTTTTGTTTTGCTAATGACATAAAAGCTGTTTGAAGATTTCCTCCATTTTGCTTGATTAATTCTAATGCTGGTTTTACACTAGGATTATTCATAAGCATTTGATTCATCATAGCTTGGGGATTTCTTAAACTCATTAATTGCTGTAATGCTTGTTTAGCCTGCTGTATTTGAGGTTTCGTCAAATTGTTCATTGCGGGTATTTGACTTCCGCTGTTTATTTGTTCCATTATAGGATTTGGCATACATCTTTTCCTCCAATGCTGCTAGTCGTTGTTCAAGAGAATTTAAATCAACTGGCGGGGCTGGTTGAAATGGCGTAATGGTATATGGGGTTACTGTTTTGTATCCCGCGCCATCTGTCTGTACAAACCAGACCAGAGGATCATTTTCATCTAATAATAGAACTTTACTGTTAGGTGCCATTTGAAAAGCGTCAGCGCCATTTTGGCCTTTAACCTTAATGATGTCATAATGAGGAAAGTTATTTACGCTCATGCGAGATAAATAATCTTGTTGTGGCATAGTATTCATTCCATTCATCATGCCCATTAGGTTATTATTATTCATCATACCATTATAACTATTCATATGTGGTCCTCCGAATATAAATATCCTTCATTGAAAGTGTATGAGAATTAGAAAGTAATCAGCCCGTTTTCTTCTTACTATAAATAAAAAAGAGTAAGGTCAAACCTTACTCTTCTTCACTATACTTGCGGCCGCAAGAAGGGCAATAACTACATACCCTCATGTTATTTGCCGCATCTAAAAAGAATAATTCCTTTTCCTTCTTTCTCTTTTTGTCCCAGCAAAAACCACAGCCAAATTCTTCTTCAATCTTTACTGGGGTCGGTTCTTGTGAAGCCTTATAAGATTCTTCGTCGTAAAATTTCATATTGTTCCTCTTTAATATTTATTCGCGGAGACTAAAGCAATTAAAGAAATACCACTTATCATTCCTAAAAAGAATGCACCTAATAAATACCACGCGCTTACCATACAATTACTCCAGCACCGTTCCTAAGACGGTCAAATTCCTTTTTAGAAATCCAGCGAACAATATCAAAAGTACGCTTGGAATAGGTATTATTAATATTGATTTCCTCCGCATCTAAAACACCAATCTTTACCTTCATCGCAACGAAAGGTGTTTCATTTTCATCATACATATTGACTACCATTGTATCAAGAATAATCCAGTTGTCAATGTCATAAAAATTAGGATGCAAGTTTGTCATTCTCCTTTCCCCTTTCTGATAATATTATATCAGAATTTTAGATAAAAGTCAAGTACTTAGTCCGTAGTCAATAATACGTAAACCAAAAGTTGGATTATAACCAATATTTGATGGATTGTTTATAATATCTTCCTCATTTAAATTTAAATAATTACATACGATAGGAATTTCTCGTAAGAAATCAGTTACTTCTTCTTCGCTAACACCAAAACGCTGTAATCGCATACCCATAATAATTAAGTTTTCAGTATTATTTAAACTATATACTTTACCTTCATCTAGAAGTGGAGTAAAGTGAGGAAAATATAAAATGGGAAAATAATCTTCGCTCCAATCTGTTCCTACTATTGGAGCCAGTAATCTGCGCGAATCTTCTGTTGCTGTATACCAAGTAAACCACTCGTTATATTGTTGTTCTATTGCTGTTCGTAATTCTGGCTGGCTTATTCCTTGTAAATTAAGTGAACATGTATCCAAATATTCATCAAAAGAAGGTAATTCAATATTTACAGTAGAACTATGTGGTATTACTTTTTGAATATACTCACCCGATGTACCATAGGGGAGTATAGCCCTACTCCCCATTACTTTTCCTCTGGCTCACCAATGAGTGAGGCAATCTTCTTATGGCGACGCTCGGTGTTGATTTCAAGCTTCTTTCCATAATTATTAATAGAGTCCATAGCCTGATTTAGCCAGTTATCAATAGTATTGATATATAGATTTGCGCGCTTAAAAAAGCTATTCTGAATTTTATCCTTCGCGCGAGTAAAAGCAATTAGCTTACCAGTCTCAACAGAGAACTCATCTTCTGGATTACAAGAAGCGATACCTACAAACTTGTTAGGCATCTTTAGCTTAGGATATAGACGAGAATGCTTAATATCCCAAATCATGCCATTATCACAATCAGGCCTAATCTTCAAGTTCTTATTAGCATACTCAAGAAATAGGTGAGAAGTATGGTCAATAATACAAACCACCTTGCGTGCGTCCTCATTAACGATAAACTGGGCCTTGTCCTTAGTAATATTAATCTTCATAATTTATTATCTCCTTTTCTTTTCTTTACTTATATTATAATATAATTTTAATTAAAAGTCAATGTTTAAGCTTCCAAAGTATCACATTATAATCATTTAATTCTTCTTCAATAATGGAATAAATAATCTCCCATTCGCCACCGCCAAGACCTGCGCCAATACCGTATGGCATATTAATTGTTATATTATTTAAATGTAATCCTTTTATTTCATGTTTAATTGCGTCACAACATTCGCGAAAGGCAGCATAGTCTGTATTACAATTGTATACGCTCCAGTTATCCTGCGCAAACATACAACAAGTCCATTTACCATCTATTTCCGCACGCATTAGTATTGTGCCAAGTAATTCATCTGCTATAAAATCATGACATAAACTTTTATATTGATTAAAAGCAAATGGATATAATTCTTTAAAAGTTTTAGCAACACCTCGTCCCATACTGCCTCTACAATTTACTTGATGACATATAATACCGGTCGGCGCCGAAAATAAATCTCCCTCTACTATTTTAATCATGTAAATTCCCTCATAACAATAATATTTGGATGATTACTGCGATAAATAGAATTTGTAGTATATACTTTTGTAATTAAATTTGGAATGTCCATTAATGATTGGCCATTAATATGCGGTTGAAGTACAGTATTTTCGCAATGAGACGCCCAAACATAAATGTTATTACAGCCCATTTCTTTTAGTTGCTTACTTGCTAGATATAGGGTACTGCCGCGAGAAATAATATCATCCACAATAATAATATCATGGCCAGCAATCATATGTTTTGCGCCCAAAACTTGAAGAGAATTTATTTTTTGTGTAGACCATTCTCTTTCCTTCACACCAAAAGTAAAATAAGTATCGCCAATAATGTTCTTATATCTCTTTTGTGCGCCTTCATCAGTGAAAAATAAGGTTGCTTCTGGATATGTATTAAGTAAGTATTGAATTTCTCGCTCTGGCTTTTCTACTCGTACATTATTTAATAGTGCAGGAGTGACATTAGAATGTGGGTCATATATCCTTACTTGATTAAAATGAAGTGAGTTAATAAATTCACAAAAATACTTTAAAGTAAAACATTCTTCGTTTTCTTTGCATCTATCCATTCTTGCGTGCGGACAATATGGCATTTCAAGTATTAACCGTGACATTTCAGATTTTTCTCGTAAGTGATTTACAAGAAAAAATAAATCCGCCATTTCTTCATCGGAATCATAAAGCCAAAGAATTACACATACGCCAACTAACGAACGAGGCGCGTATCGTAGTCGTAAAGTTCCATCATTGAATTTCTTAAACTGAACTTCTTCTCCATCTACCTTAATCATATTCCCTCACAAAATCTTCAAATTCTTGCTTACGTTCTGTAAGTGTTTTTAAAGTACAAATTGTTTCATAAGCATATTCATGCTTAATGAATATAAAATACCAATCTGGCCCGCGGAAGTCACCATCTTCAATAGTAACAATACTTATACTACTAGAAAGGGCGACTTTCCAATAATTTTTTATTAATTCTAATTCTTGTTCATTATGAATTTTTGCTACATATTTCCCTACATGACCATTCATAAAGATTTCTTTAGTTTTTAAAGTTGCATCTACTTCTTTACTCAAACGGTCAAATTCATAAAAATCACAAGGTACGGGATAACTAAAAATATTCATATTACTTCTCCCATACACTCTTGATATGAAAAAGTTTTGCCGCAATTTTGGCATTCACATACATATGTAGTAATATTCTTATCAGGATTAATATTTATACCACTTTTATAAATAGGCGGATAATACACCGCAGTTGTAGTGCTATAACGCACCATATAATAAGTTGCTTTACAATATGGGCATTCAATCTTCATATCCATTTTTAATATCCTCGTATGTTCTAATAATATAAAATGGGTGATCTTTTTCTTCTGTTATTGGACGAGAAGCCCACCATTTCATAAACTCATTCATTGCTTTTGCAAGAATAATGGTCCCGCCAATACAACATATTAGCTTTAATAGAAATAGCATATTATTTTCTCCTTTCCTTTTTCTATATCTATTATACCAAAAAATAAAAAAGAAGTCAAGAATTAATCTTGACTTCTTTCTAATTGCCACGCGGCTGGGAAATCCATGGGGGACCAAATATTATCATTAATTAAGCTAGTATAAATGTGTGTGCCTATTTTAACTTTATCTCCCTTTCTATACGTTTTAGAATAAGAATTATCCCACTCTTCAATTAAATCTTGTGGTGGTTCTATTTTTTTGAAGGAAGAAGAAAAATCGGGCGGAGTAATTTCAACAGTGTCTATTGCTTCATATATCCTATTTTTATAAAATACTTTATCTCCAGAATTATATACTTTTTCTGGTGTCCACTCAGGTAAAAGGAAACTAATATGATATAAAGTTTCTACAGGAACTGTTTGTAAAATATTATAAAGTATTTCCTTTCCTTTATAAAAAACGGATTCAGTAATAGAACGATTACCAACCAATTCTTGATAAAAAGTATTATTGTTAATTATTTTTTCAGGAATAGGAATGGTGGTTTCTATATAATTTTCTTTACTATTTTCTTGCGCTTCTATAACTTCTGTATACAATATATCTCCTTTACGCAAATAAAAATCATTATTAGAATAAATTCTATATAATTTATCACTAGAGTTTGGCGCAATGATTGCTTCTTTAATTATCATTGTATCCCCTCCTTTAAGTGCAGAAACCAAAAATAATATAAGAGGCCGTATCAGGATTTGTATTCAAAGTACTTGAATCTGGACCTGATTGAACAACTGCTGGCCGTGAATTATTATTATTGTCAAAATCTCTTAATGCTATATTTACTCTAACTGAATCATTATCAGTATATAAATTAGTTTCTCCTAAACGATAATTAGGCGTTTGTATTATACCACTACTATTTTTAAAGTAATCATATACTAAATTCGTTTGGCTTTGTCTAAATCCAACTTCTGCCGCTGATGGAACCCATATTTTAAAATTATTTAAACTGCTTGTACTTGACGCACTACCTGATTCAAATCCAAAACAAGATTTTTGTACTAATTTAATTCCCTTGTCACTTTTTAATCCAGTATCATCTGGTATACCATTAAAAATATTTTCTAATATTGTTTGAAAACTTTCGGAATTATTATAAGAATATGGTGAAATAGATGTTATAGAATTTTTATTAAAACGAGAAATTGTTTTTTCCATCCAAGTTAATTGAACGGGTTGAGATGGATTTGAAGCTAAAACATCACGATTGCTAGAAGTACCATTTCCAGCATTTGCTGTATTAACTATTACCATTTGAGTTGGGCATCCGTTAATTTCTAAAGTTTTATAATCACCAACTTGATACATTCCAGCCGCTATTCCTTTATAACAATTGTCAATAATTTGGGGCCAACTATCAGTAATTTCATTTTCTTCTGCTTTATCTAATTCATATTGTGATAATGAAAAGATTTTTTCATTATAAGTACTCCAATAAGTTGCTGCTTTATAAGCATCAACTAAGTTATCTGGTACATAAATTCTACCATTACCTGCGCCAATAGGATTAGTTTGAAAACCTACGTTACTGGCTAATGGTATTACAAAAGGATATAGAATTTTTAAATACTTTAAAGAATAGCAATTAGCAAACCAATACCCATTAAGATGGGTATTGGTTGTTGCTATTTCATTATTGCCTAATGTTACTTCTCTTAACCAATAATTATCAGTAAAAGAAGCATTAATATTTGAAGAAGATGGGCTACCATAATCAGCTTCATTTTGCATATTGGTAACTCCTTCAAAATTAGGTAAAGTTAATTCTTTAAGCTTAGTATTACTTAAAAATCTATAGCGTAAAGAATAAAATAAGGCATCATTACTTATTTGATTGGACTTAGGCTCTATTCTTTTTAATCCATTTAAATTAATAGATTTAATATTATCACCAAGTAAGATAAAAGGTGATTGTTCTAAATTTTCAAAATTAATTTCTTGAATTTCTGAATTATTAATATATAGCCCATTTAAATAAGTTTTATTTAATGTATTGGTATCAATATGAATTAAATCAGGCAAATTTAAAGAAATTAATTCATTATTAAAAAAACTTTTTAATTGATTTTTACTATTAATTGAATTTGATATCATCTAAATTCGCCTCCTCAAGAATACTAGTAACACTTGTTTGTTCTGTGTTTCCATTAAATATAGTTTCTGTTCTGTTATTTACTTTAAAATTATTTGGTATACCATCGGTAGATGTAGTATTTATATATTTAGAATAAGCTGTAGAAGTAACAAAAATTTGATTTCTATAACTTGACCCTATAAAATTTTGGAAACAATCATTTTGACTTCTATTGTACATTTTTATTGGTTCATTAGTATCTGGCAATAATAATATACAATCTTGTGCATTAGAAAAAGAATTATTATATACATAAACAGTGCCAGAAGTTCTAAAGATAATAATGGCATTTCTTAAATAACTAAAAGCATATTCATTTAAAACAATATCGTTATTATTTCCTGATTTACCTAATATATAAATTTTTCTTTCGGTCGTATTTTGATTACAGAAGCTAAATTTACCCAAATTTTGTATATCAGGTAAATTAATTTTTCTTAAATTAGTACTATGGAAAAATGCGCCTTCAGGTAAATTAGTAATTTCAGTTATTGTTTCATTAACAATTTTATTTAAGAAATAATTAGTAAATATATCATCTACATAATAATAAGTAATGTAAATATCCATATCGCCAGTAACCGCTAAAGGATTATTTTCATCTAAATATGGACGCCAATTCAAGAATCTATACATGCGGTTAGAATCTGCTTTATTTGCATCAGCAGAATAACCATCTATATAAATTGATTGATTTACTAAAGGATTGCAGTCATTTAGTTCATTTAATTTTAATAAATGAGTGTCATCATCTGTATGAATTACTGTCTTATTTGTAATGGTTTTTATTGGTTCAGATACAGGTTCTCCGTTAATATCTGTATTAAATACACGTATTGTATATTTTGCATTATCTTTAGAATAAACTGCATAGAAGGTAGCAGGAGTTGTAGTATTAATAATAAAATTATTTACTGGCTCCCTAGTTTTATCTTCAGGAGGTAGAGTTGTATAATCTGTACCATCTAATGTCCAGTAATCATGCCTATATAAGTAATAATCTCTTATAAATGTTGCTTGATTATCATAATATTGAGAAACTACCTGCCCCAAATTATAATATTTATGTGCTTCTACTGTTGCTCCAATATTTTCTGTTAGCATAATATAATTTAGTTTTACTTGTGTAATTGGTCTAGCATGTAATTCCCAATCTTGAGTAATGTTATTAAAGTTTATATTTTCTTCCCAACCGCCAAAACCTTGTCTTGTATCATCACCATCATGCCATCCTAAAATTTCAGTATTATACCGCACTATATATTCTTCAGTGAATAATGAAGAGTATGGATTTGCGGTTGAACCCGCAACTAATTGAGTTAGAAGTAAATCATTATTTAAGCCATAATATTTAATAGTATTATACTCATATCCATTATGATATACTTTTACTCGTCCTTCAAATTGTGAGTTAATATCTTCAATACTAAAACCAGTTGGGAAATCACCAGTTAAATAAAGGGTGCCGCTTACATATGGTTTTTCTTCTTCACTTTCAAAGGAATGCATTGTTATAATTTTATCAAACACATCTTTAAAATCATCAACAGTCATGCTCCAAACAAAATTATTTAAGTATAATCTACCACCAGAAACCATTTGACTAATAATTTTAGCAGAATCTATAGAATTAGTATGTGTTGTTTCATTAATAATACCAACATTATCAAGATATAAAGAATTTATATTTGAATAATCATTTGTACTATCATTACTATAGATTGGTACATTAGCATCAATATCCTCTTGATCGCGCTCGTTAGATGGTAATCTATTACCTATAATTAAATTGGTTAAATAAGGTTGATTTTCAATTCTAATGTAAGTTGTAGTGATAGGATATTGAACGGTAGATAAAATACCACCACTTGGCAAAATAACTGAATTCATAGCGGTTCCACTTAAATAAACTGTTTCCAAACTAATATAATTACTTAAATCTAATTGTGCGCTATAAGCACTATAATTTCTCATATCAAAATGTCGTAATGTAGTGTTATTTTGACCCAATGTAAGATTTTTAAGTTTACTATTTATAATAGTTGGACTTCCAAGTTTTAACGTCTCAAGTTTGTTTGCCATAGAAAAATCAGCTTCATTAATAGCTAAAGCCGCAATACCATTTAAGGTATTTAATGCAGATGCTGGATAAATAATAGTTTCAATACCATCAATACCAGTTTGACTTTGTGTTGAGTCTTGTTCATTAGCTGTATATTGTAATGTTTGTGGAGTACCACGTAATGCTCTAACTGTATTAGGTGTGCCGTTGGCACCAATTTCAATGTTAATATAAGAATCAGCGTAAGTAGAAAGTGTTAAATTATAATTTCCTGGAGCAACACGCAAATAAATTCTATCACTATTTTTATCCACTTGGTATTTACTATTAAAGTATCTGAATCTATTAAATAACCACCATTTTCTATGTGATTCTTTAGAGCCAAGCAACATATAAAGATATGCATTACCCCAATCTATATATTTATGAATCATATCTTCATTAAAAATTGCTGCTGACCAAACGCTCTGATGCTGTTCAAATAAGTTTTCAACATATTCATAATTGATTCGGGACCCAAAACGTTGATACATATCAGCAATTTCTGAAGCATAAGCTTTTTCAAAGGCTTTCCAAAGTTTTGAACGTTGACCGTTAAAAACAACTGAAATACCATCAGGTTGTAAATCAAAACTTTCATAGTGGTAATCAAAACGAATACGACCATTATTATCAATACCAATAGCCGTATCAAAATCATATGGAAAACTGAACCAACCAAAATAATTACCACTATTTGTGCCATCTTTAGTGAGTTGATTTATTCCATAAGATGAATCGCGATCGTCTGTTATTAAATAACGAGTTAAGAACATATTTTTCGCGCGATTATCAACCATTAAGAAAAATTCTGTAAAAACATAGAAGAATAGCATAGCATCTAAATTAAAATATTTTGGGAAATCCTCTTTAAAAGCTGCGATACAATCGTCTGTAGCTTCTGAATCGTGTCCATTACTTGCGGTTGTTAATTGTACAGTGTCACTTACCCATTTAACCACTTCTTTTAAACCGGCTGTCCATTTAGCTTGTTCTTCTGCACTTACACCAGTAATAGCTTTATTGCCGCTTAATGCAGTGGCCGTATCATCCTGATCGGGGAACCGCGCTTCAAAACCATCATACCAAGTTGCCCAATTATTATCAGTATAATTAAATAGAGTTAGTGGAGAATTACCATTATTTTTTACTTCCCAACTCTGGTCATATGCCCAAGGCTCATGTTCATCGCCTTCTAAACCAAAAACTTCATGAGTGCCTTTATCATTATTAAAATTATATTTTCCTAGTAATGTATAGCGATTGGAACTTATATTTGGATCAGCATTATAATACCATACCACTACTGGTCGTCCTTCCACGCCTTGACGTATAGAAGCATCTTGTTCTTGTGGTGGAGTCTGATAATAATTTCTAGAATATTCATCATAAAGCATAGTTAAACGAGTGTTATTTGCGCTTTCAGATGATGCAACATCAGCTTTAATACAAAAACTCCATGTTGGATAAGAAGTTGAACTCAATTTATATCCTTCTTTACTAATACCGGATTTTAATGTTTTAATTTCATTATTATTTTCATCATATGTAATATCATAATCTGTATCGGCAGGCTTTTTAATATGTTTTATTCCATCTTGAGTAAAAGAAGAAAATTTTAATTTATAATTTTTACGATAATAATATTGAGAACTAGTACCTTGTACTTGAATTTCCATTTTTCCTTCGCCATAAATTTGACGTGCTTCAGAAAGCGCTGTACCAGTAGAAGAAAAAGCCCCAATATTATTAGAAGTTACTAATGGATCAACAAAATAAAAATCCACTGTATGTTTATTTTCACTACCTTTTTGTATAGGCATTACAGCATTATTATTTAAATCACCAGCAGCGCTAATAACCATATATGGGGTTTCTGGTGAATTTAATTTAAACTGCTCAAATAATTCTGTATCATTAGTGTGAGTATAAGTATTTTTATTGTAAAGTGCAGTACGTACATCAATATTGCCTTCGTTAGAAATCCAGTTTTGGATTATATCTTTATAATCCAAGGGACGAGAATAGCAACGAATAGAATAAATATCTGTAGTACATTTATCAGAGCCAATAATAATTTTACCATTTGTAAAATTATTAAAAGAAGTATAAGGCGTAGCGCCAGATAGAATACCATTAATATAAATATACATCAATGCTGCTTCATTAGGATTGTCGCCTTGTTCTATATTGGCTATTGTTTTATTAACAACAAAAGCTATAGTCATTTTTTCTTCTTCTTTGTAATAGGCATTTAATACATTTGTTGCTGTTAGCACTTCAACATTTTGATCATCAGAAGAAATTGTCTCGGAAGTAGTCGCTACTTGGAAACGGCTGTTTTGCGGTGTTAATATAATGCCACGACTTATAGTTGAATTATTAATTTCACTTGCTTCACAACATGCGACACAAATTGTGTCATAATTTAGAACATCATTAGTTTTAAACTCAATTTCAAAAGTCATACCATCTGTAATATTGTCACCATTTCTAGTAAAATCAAATACAGAAAAGGGTATTTCAACACGCGCTTTATTGCGCAAACGCAAAAAATATTTATTGTCACTATCTTGTTGCCATCCATCAACATTTTTATAAAATAAAAAATTAGATAGCGTAGCTGAAACATCAACTCTTTCAGAAGCTGTACTAGAATTAGTCCATATTTCTTTATCACTAGCTGTATTTGAATGTTGGTCTGCTGTTAGGTATAATTTTAAGCCGGTTGTTACAGGTGAAAAATTATATCTTTCATTTTTTAATAATACAAAAGGAATACTTGTTCTAGTATCATCTCTGCCACTTACTTGTATATTAAAATATAAAGTTTTACTCGTTTCATTTTCACCCAATGGTATATTTAATTGATAAGTATATCTATTATAATTAGTATCTACAATTTCATCACGATGAGCATAAGTAATTAATTCATTTTCTTCTGCCGCGCTTGAATCAAGATTTGTGATACTAAATAAAACATGCGTAGTATTTTGATTTGGTGTACGTGCTAAATAATTTACAATTAAGTTATTATATTGTTCTATTTGAGTATTTGGTTTCAAATCAGTACTAATATATATTTGATTTAAAATACCACAAATAATACCATAGCGTAATACATTTGAAGAAATTACTTTGTTATTAATATTAATTGTAAACCAAGCTTCTAATAAGTGACTACCATTAGAAGGTGTACTGAAAGTTACTGTTTGTATTCTTTCTGAAGTTGCACTATAAGAAGAAATATTCTGTAATTCTGTTCCATCTATTGCTAAATGCAAGGTTTTGTTAATAGAAGAATTACCAATACTCATAGTAAATTGATAAAGTATAGTATTACCTGTTTGTATATTAGATGGATCAAAAGTAGAAATTAAAACAGGATTTATACATTCTATTGTATAATAGAAATTTTTAGAGGCAGTATCATTACTAGTTACTACAACTTTAAAAACATTTGTTCCTAAATGGATATATTCAGAAACCTGTAATTCTAAATAATCTGGAGTAGTTCCAACTGGTGTAGAATCTTTAGAAACAATTGAAGTCGTATATACTAAAACCTCATTATTATATAAACGTAAAGTACCAGTAATACCACTAGAATCTTCATTTGAAACACTATCTCTAGTAATCCATTTGTATTTAATGATATAGGAATCATCTTGTGTAACAGTGAGCGAAGTATCGGAACGGTCTACTTCAAATACTGAATAATAAGAATAAGTTGTCCCGCCTCCACCACCGCCTTTTGGCAAAATAATGTAAGTATTATTTAAATATTCATTATCTGTTATATCGGTTTCATTTTGTGCTATATTAGCTTGTGTATCACGTTTTAACACCAAATAATTATTTTCTCCTATTACTTCAGGAGAAGCATCAATATAGCTATTTGAAACACGTTCTGCCGCAGATGAAAAATCTTTTATTTGTTGATCTAATGTAGTATTAACTTCCTCTACTTCTTTTAATGTTGGATACATTGTTTGTAATAGTTCTGTCATAGAAAATGTATCCGAAACATTATGATTGTCCTTAACTGTTAAATTATAAAAATCATTAGCTAATTCAGATAATGGTTCAGTAATTTTAGCAATATCATTAGCAGTTGGAGTTGTATTACCATAAATAGCGGTACTTAATTGATTTACTAATGTTATTAATGAAGATGATTGCTCTTGTGAAGTTTCTCCATTCATACCCAATACAGCCTGTATTTGTGTTATTAATGTCAATAAAGACTCATTTAATTGTGGATTTTCTAGTATTTCAGCCGCAGTTGGTTCTAAAGGACGACCTAAAGCGTTTTCAATCTTATCAATTAAAGAGCTGCTACCTGTAGCTTGAGCTGTTAATCCCAAATATTCATTTAAATCAGCAATTTGTTCTATAATTGTTTTATTAGAACCAGAACTACTATTACCAAAAACTGCATTATATATTTCACTTATGCGAGTATCAACACTTTTAACATTATCACTTAAATCCCAAGAAGAATTAGTAATATTATAGTATGTCGCACCTAAAGCTTTTTCTATTCTGCTATCTACTCCTTGTAAAGCTGTAATACTTGGAGCAATTGCTTGATTAACTGATGTGTTTAATGCAGTTAATTGAGAACTTATCCATTCTTTTAAAGAATTATTACCCTCATTATTAACACCGCCAGAACCATAAATATTAGTAACAAGATTATTAACAACCGCTTGCGCCGCTGTTTGAGCATTCGTCGTAGCATTAGCTGCAGCCTGTTGTGCGTCAATTTTAGCTTGATTAACATCATTCAATATATCATTTACCTGTCTATTAATACTACTAATTTGACCTTCTACATAAGTATTAATATCATCTTGTAATTGCTCTAAATTAAAATCTTCTACTACAGACTGTAATGAAGCAATTGCCGCTGTAATAGTATCTCCATTATAATTAGTATTACCAATTTTATTTGTTAATATAGTAATATTACCATTTATATTATTAACATTAGTTTGTAAGGTAGAAATACTCGCTTCTAACGTGGAAACTCGACTGGAAATACCAGTATTATTATCTTCATCAAGACCAATATTATCTTCTATTGTTGTTATTTTAGTTAATGTTTCTTGTGCTAGTTTCTTTAAATATAATCTATTATCAAGTATACCATTTTCTATGCGATCTAATTCTCCTGCATAAATAATTTCTCCTTCCCGCCAATTTTTCGTTGTATAATCAAGAACTGGATCATTTAAGTTCCATTCTACTTTTACTGCCATTTTCATCCCTCCTTTTAAGGAATAAAATAAAAAAGAAGAAAGCTATAACTTTCTTCTCACCAAGGAATCTCTCTTGGAGTTTCAATCCAAATTCTATATATATGATTATTTAATCTATCTTTAAAAGTATCTGGATACTTTAAACATTCATTTCGCAATACAGAATAACGTTCTGTCTCATCAACATCTTTATATTCTATAATAAGAAATAAGGTGTTTGTAGTATAATTACTATATCTCAAAAATTCATCATAATTATAGATTACTTCCGGCATTCTCCTTTCCTCCCAAACTTCGCTTTTCCCGTTCAAGAGCGGCGATAAGCTTCATATTCATGGCCTCTCCACGGGCCTTCATAAGATTAATACGGTAGTTAATCAGTGCAATTGTAGTTTCCTTACTATATAACATAATCCTTTTCCTCCTTAATCCCAAAGGCAATCAAAATGTTTTCCCAATTCATGAAAAGTGTTTTCTATTAGGGTTTGCCGCTCTTTGGAGATTTCTTCTATTCGATCAAAGTAGAGTTCTTTAATTTCATTATAGTGGTCACTTTTATTATAACCGACCATCTTATGCCCTAAATCATCTACAACTTCTACACGGGCCTCATTAGAAACTTTTTCCCATTCTTCAGCAAACTCATTCTTGGTAGTATACCAAAAGTCTTCATCGTTGAAAGTTTCTATGACATCAGCTACACTATGAAGCCAATCATGCCATTTTTCAGGAGTTTCAAAAGGTTCGCTGCCTGGATAAGCACTGCCATAATCAGCCATATGACGAAGCATTGGCGGCAGCACTAAACAAAACCAGGTATCAATATTCCATACATCAGTATAGCAATAGCCTTTTGTTGCGCGCATCCAGGCGGCCTTTAAATTTACGGCGGCCTCTTTAAAAAATTTAATAGGATGTCTAAAATAATAAGATGGACGAAACAAAAGTTTAAAAACATTATTCATTTCTTATTTCTCCAAATTCTGAATCCGCTTCTTCTGCTAGCTTGCGGCCGCACACGGGGCAATAATTGATTTCAATTTCGCCATCAATGTCAGCATAGCCAAAATATCCACCATCTAAAGAGCCCCAAATTTCAATATAGGGATTACCTCTCCTAGTTTCAATAGAGGCGCAAAGTCGTAAATCAGAATAAACTTCTAGTTCATTAGCGGCGTTTTCACAATACTTACACATACTACATTCTACTCCCATCTAATTGTTTTAAATATCTTATATACCCTTTTGCTTCTTCTATTGTATCATAAACACAATAACTATCAAAGTCATCGTCTATACTTTTATCAAAAACAGGCTTGCCCCATTCAAATTCAGTTATTGCCCTAATACAATACTCTTGTCCGTGAATTTTAAAAATAGAAACAACATTTTCATTCCGAGCGAATTTATTGTATAAATCAATGATGTAGCCTATTGAGATGTCTTGCGAAGGCTTCCTCATCTTCGTAATCTTCAAACTCCAAGAACACGTGATTTTCAATCCACTCTGTATAAATGTCGTCATATTGTGCTTTTCTCACACTAATTCCTCCTTTAAAATCCACTGAATTTATAAACTAAATTTTCTCCATTCTTATGACTAATCTCCATCCAATAACGATGGTGTAATGCCCATGCTTCAGCCTGTTTAACTTCATCTTCTTTTAATGGATAATAAAAGTTTGTTTTTCCCATTTCTCTTGCTTCTTTCACTCGTAAGTTAAGAGAATAATGAAGCGCGGGAATTGGCTTTTTCTTTTTAAATAAACTCATAGTTCTTTCTTTAAATATCCTTTCACAATATTTTTCATACAAATTGCCAAATCATCATCCCAAGCCGCAATTAAATTAAGTTCAGATTCAGAATGCATAAGAAGATAATAATTACGGCAATTATCCGCAAAACGCTTCATATCTTCAAAAGTAGCAAAAATAGCTTCTTTTGTAGGAAGTTCTCTTTCTTCATTAAAACGAAGTTCGCGCGCACTTGAAAAAACTTCATATTTTGCCCAAGTTGTATTATCCATAACAAAATCATGTTCTGCGATGAAAGAGCAAAGACTAATAAGATAAAGTGCGCGTGAAGCAGATTTACGATTGACTCCATAACGGTCAAGTGAATTTTTAATCATGCCTTCAACCGTGGCGATAAAACTATCCCACACAATGAAAAGATAGCCTTCAGAATAAGCACGCTTTGCTGCATCAAGGTAAACCTCAATGTCCTCTACACATTTAATATAACGAGAAAAAAGCATCTCAAGAGCATTGATATTGCCCTTACGAACGTTCTTATCAAAAGTAAGAATGCTCATGACATTGTAATGCTCTGGGTCATATCCATCAGGTAAATCATTTTTATCTACTTTGTGGTAGTTATAAAAATCATTAAAGTCAGGCATCATAAGGAGTTTATAATCAAAATCAGAATCAGGGCCATCTAACTGGTAATTCTGGGAACCATACAAGATTTGTGCTACTGGTTTCATTTTAATTACTCAACTTTCTCCTAACAAAAAGGTAAATTATTTATTACATCTGCCTTCATTTTACTAGTCCGAAGACTAGCACCACAAAATGGGCAATTGTAAATAAGCATACGAAAATTTTGAAATTCTAACCAATAAGTATCGTCTTCATCTTTTTTAATCTTTGCTTTTATATTTCTATGTTCAGGTTGATTAAATGGAAAAAAATCTTTTCCGTTACAGAATTTACACATTTTCTATCCTTTCTGAAGCATAACCGCTATCAGTCGTATAGTGAATATTCTTAATACCAAGTCGCTTAATAGCGGCCATACAAGCTGGGCAAGGCCTAGCCATTCCAAGTTTTCCGTCCCTAAGTTCACGATAAACGTAGACATGAACTTTGGAAAAATCAATATCCAAATATTTTATTTTGGAAAGCGACATCATTTCAGCATGATTCTTTGAAGGCAGATATTTATTACCACATTCTTTATAACGCCATCGGTTATATTTGGCTTGGTCAGTGTGTGTGCGGTCAGTATTAAAACCTTTTGCGAGCACGGTGCCTTTATAGGATATTACCGCACCTATACGGGCCCGTCCACAACCACTATAATCCGATTTAAAACTACATTCTCGCGCCAACCTAAACAAATGGCTATCACTTTTCAAAATATTTGCTCCCTTCCTTTGATATAATTATTATATCATAAATTTAAGAGTTAGTCAAATATTGACTAACTCATTTACATATTCTGGATGCTCTTGGAAAGAAGGAATATGCATTGCTACTTCCCAGCGCTTACGAGGGACTTTAATTTTAGTATCATCCGGCCGCGTGAAGGTTTCTACACATTCATATTTCCGTACGCAAATACCTTCACGATAGAAGGAAGGAATAAAGTTCCAATCCACCTTATGTTTTTCTGCCATCATTTGCTTGCGCTCTTCCGTAGACTTACCTTCAAGCTCCTTATCAGAAAACAATGTGCGCGCAACCATACTTACAGCATTTCGCTGGCAGTCTTTTCTTCTCCACAAAAAATAGTTGTTGACTTCTTCTTTGGGAAGTATAAATGCACGGCAATCAAACACAGCTAATTTACTTTCCTGCGCCTTATAGTGTGCTTCAATCCATTCTGGAATGATATAATCATTTTCCTCGCAATCTTCAACAAAGTCTTTAATGGCAAGGTCATGTGCCTTATAGAAAAATACAGAAGCCATACTCGCGGCGACACTACACATTTTTTGTAGATTTTTACCAAACCAAGACTCTGTTTCAAGAGTATCATAGTCTGTTAGAAGAATAGAGATTTCATCACTCTGAACGTATGCCATCTTTGCACCAGAGATATTCTGACAAAGCTGCTTTGCCGTGTCCCACATAGCTTCCATAAATACGCGGTCAAAAGGCTTATTAAAGCTCTTTGTATAACTATGGAAAGCCTTACCGTCTAGCCGCAAAATACAAGGCATCCTCCTTGGAAGATAAAAACGATTTACATTCTCATACGCCTTAAAACGGTCACCCATCTTATCAATCATATTTAATATCCTTTCTTAATAATTGCTATCGGTGCTATAACCATCGTGATAGCCAGCATAATCAATAGCTACATAATGACCATCTATATCAGCAAAGTTCGCGCAATGAAGGTCATTAATACCATTCGCATAAAGAAAATCAGTGACGAGTTGATATGCCTCTTCACCATACTGACGAATAAAGTCAACAGCTACGGCCAAATTAGAATCTCGCATAGGACTTACAATCTTCTGCGCCTTATTAATATATTCATTTTCGTCCTGCGAACCCGCGACGCCCATAAAGTAATGCGGCCGAGCCTTGGGATAGGCATAAAGAGGAATAGAGATGGTGATGTCATGAATCTCACCAAACCAATCCTCATTCTCCATAAAATTCTGTTCAAACTCACGCCAATCGTAATCGCACCAGCTCATATTGCGGTCAATGTCGCGATAATCATAGAAGTGAATAGTCTTGGTATAAGTTCCGAGATAGACACATTCAGCAAAGTATTGTTCTACACCTGCATCAATAGCCTTATCATAGAGGTATTCTTCACGCTCGCAGGCATATCCATTGGCATCGCCCTCAATATCAAACTTAACTACATAATCATAGTTAGCATCAATAAGGCAGCCGCGAGTTGCACCAAACTTCATACTAAGATTTTCCGGGAAAGCAATGTCATCTATGCTGCCAAATGCGCTCTCCATAGAATACGGAGCCTGAAAATAAGTATTCCAAAACAAAGAATGATACAACATATCATCAAAAATGTCAGAGAAGTGCTTGAAAACCTCACGCTTATTCATATAATGAATATCTCCTTTTCACTTTCTATATATATTATATCATAATTTTTATTTTTAGTCAAATAATTTTATTACCATAAATCTTCTGTATATAATGGTTGCGGTGGTTTCCATGATTCTACTTGTCCTGCTAACCGTGCCCTTTCAAACGCTTCTTCGCGCGAAACAAATTCTGTCTTTTGTTCTAACTGATTCCAATCAAGAAAGCCTTGTTCAACTTTTGATTTATCATAATCACAATGGAGATATTTCATCCAAAGGTAGAAGTCTCCGTGCCTGTGAACGGGGAAGACATGTTCTTCTCCATTTACTATTGCCTTAACTGCCGCAGCCGTTATCATTTTATTCTCCCTTATTTATCATAAGATTTATTAAATCTGATATTGAACAATTTGTATTTTGAGTTTGAATTATTTGATTTGTGGCTAATGAATAAGGAGTATTTAATATAGGATTTTCTAAGGTAGCGTGTGCTTCTCCTATATCATTAATTACCACATTTAATAATGTGCCACAGCATGGGCAAATTACAGTTCCATAATTAGTCATCTTCTAACAACCCCGTTCTTCGTGCCATGTCTTCCCATAAAATAGATGAAGGATATTTCCACCATTCATTATCATAGATATTACCTGTGCGTGTATCTTCGTTATAAATCCATTCGGGTTTAGCTGTGCTGCTATAAGTTACTCGCCTGTCATTACAATATAGACAAAACGATTGCGTAGGACTATAAATTCTATGACATTTGGGGCATTCCCATCCTTGTTGAATAAAACCATAATCAGGATTATACATTCTTCTTCTCCTCCACTATAATACCGTCGTAGTTTTTATCATATTCTATTTCATTAGCATGTTTGCATAGTGGACAATATACTAAATTAGCGCCATAAATATCACTCTTTTGTATATTAGCTAAAACAGCACCACAACCCTGACATATAATCATAATGCCAGGGTATTTTTGAGATAAAACTTCCATACTACATGAGGCCTCCTGGCCAACTATCATCATGAGTAGATTCATAAATTACAAAGAATATGATAAATAAACATAAAACTAAACTAATAGACATCTACTATATCATCCTCATTACAAAAACTATCTTCCATTACATCGTAATGCCAACCGTTTTCACCCTCTGACCGCCATTCGCACCAGCCACTATACCGCCCCATTTCATCAGGAATATAATCACTAATAAAGTAAGGGCAGTCGCGGCAAAAACGAATATTAATTGGAGTAGAGTGCGCGAAAAGATACATACTTTCTATCTCGCTCACCAATTCGCGCACATCATCTTCACTGTAGTATTTCATTTTTTATTTTATCCTCATTACAGAAATCTGTGTCATCTACGCGAACATAGTAAGGTACATGTTCGTCTGAAAAACGAAGGCATCGGCCGTGAATAATACCCGGGTCTGGTTGTATTCCATTTATATCAAATAAAGGACAATTACGGCAGAAACGAACCTTAATATTCGTGGGAACCGTTTTACCTTCTGTTAAATATGGCTCAGTTTCATCTATAATATCTAAAATCTTATTTAAACGAGTATCTTTAAGATACTGTTCAAGAATTTCGCGACTATAATATGTCATATATCAATGGCTCCTTTCATCTGCGTCATGTAGAATAAGAATCTTCTTCCATAGTTCTTCACCTAAGCGCTTTTCCCATACAGAAGAAGCATTGGTGTCATAAGGCTTCATATGATAACAAACCAGCTGAATGACTTCAATCGGTAGCTCCATATTCATAGCAAGGAAAGCACCATAACTATCATGAGAATAGTAATGTGCTATGCCATTTTCATCATAGCTACGAGTATAGGCTTTTCCAATATCATGTGCGCCGGCCGCAGCATACATATTTACCTGTTCATCATTAGACAAACTATCAACATTTACCTTATTAATACAATCAAAAAGATGGTTAAATAAAGTAAGAGTATGATGTGGGTTATCCTGCGAGCCTGCTGCGCGCACATCTGCCCACATATTTTCTGCGAACTTTTTTACATCATATTCTGCGGGAGTAACAATTTCAATTACATCCCATCCCTCGTTATAAACGGGCATCTGGAATTGCTTGATCTGTCGCTCAAATAACCAATCAGGAACCTGACGCTCGCGCTTCTTATTCCATTCCTTACAAATGGAAAGAGGAGTATTAAATACAACGACACGACACTTAACATCAGGGAAACGGCGCTTAATTTGATTAAGAGTATGAATGCGATGCTTCATAGCAAGATTGGTAGCACAGTAAAAGACATTGATATTATGAGAAAGAGCAGACTTAGTGCGCGCGAACATTTCACTAAACACCTTATCTGGATTCTGCTGGTCATTAGCATCTCCCCATAGCTCTCTCCTTACCATATCGGAATCTGCTACTATATCAGTAGCAATATTATGCTGCTCATAGCACCAATGGCTCTTACCGCTGCCGCTAATACCTACCGTCATAACAAATTCAGTCATTTATCTCCACATGCTCCTTTCTGTATAAAACGCGCATTCTGCTTAAAAATCTTACGTTTGGATTTTGGGACATCAGCGATAAACCAAAGCGAACGAGTAGTAACCAAATGATTATCTTCAAACATTATAGCATAAAAACGTCCGCCCATACCACGAGGTTCATCCTTATCAGAGCCAATCTGATAGAGCTTGTTATTTGTAACAAAATATTCATGCTGTCCCGGCACTACATACCTGGCCGCAAGTAAATCCCACCGATGAATGGACCAACAATCTCCTTTGTAGCACGTATAAGTATTAGGCCCCACACAATAATATGGCTCGTTTTCCTTAAATTCGCGGCCGCAAACGCAACAAAATTTACTCACTGTATAGCATCCTCCCAAGAAACGGTCATAACACGACTATCAGGGCATTTTAGAGTATGTTGTTTACCCGTGGGTGAAAAACTTACCGCATAGCCAAGCGAAGTGAAGTAATCAAAGAGTCCGTCTTGAATAGCAGGAGAGTCAATTACGAAATCGCACTCAAATTTACCCAAAGAGATATTAGTCAGAATGCGAGTATTCATCATATCCAACATGCGAGCACGCTGGGCTTCAATAGCCTCAATCGTCTTCGCACGTGCGGTGGTAGCCTTCATAATTTCCATAATAAATTATCCCCTCTCTCTTTACTATAATTATTATAGCAGAAATTGGGGATTTTGTCAAATATTTTTAGAGTCCAAAATCTGAATAGATAAAATCTGGAACAGGAATATCATTTACAGATGGTTCTATTGATAATTCATAGATTAGCAAGCCATAAGTATTATTTAAAGACGCGCACCATTTTATATCAATAATATCTTCTCTTCTTATATTATGAGTATTAATAAAATGTTGAAGTTCATCTGCGTGGGAAAAATCTTTTACTCTAATCATTTTGTTCTCCAATTAAATTAGTAATTATTTCTGGATATACTTCATAAACACTTATATAATAATATTGTGGTTTATAATCAGCATAAGAAACTGTATTTTTTTGATAATAAATTTTTATTTGGCTTCCGTCATTTATAGTAAGCCAAGCATATTTTACATTTGCATAACGTAAATTATCAATTCTATATTCTTGACCTGCGGCAACGGTAAATAAATCTTTGTTTGCTTGCTCTGAAGAAAATTCAATATAAGCGCCATAATCACCTATAACAATTCTATCATAGCCATTACAAATTAAAGAACCATCTAAACTATAAAGCGGTCTTGTTTTATCGTATGAAAGTAAAAACGCAGGAATAGTATTTGCATAAATATTTCGCGCGATATTACTTAATTCGTTAGATAACTTTTTATATTTATATTTATTACTTAATTCATCGCTCAAAAATTTCATCGTTTTGCTCCTTATAATTCTCCAACAACACAACTTCATAATTAGAGAAAAAATAACCACAAAACCAGCAGGTATCTTTAATCTCCTGCTGTTTCATGCGACAGTTGCCGCAAATGTAGCCTGTCGGCTTCTTTACTAAATGTGTAAACATAATCTTCTATAATAAAAATTGCGTGTGTAATCGCAATTTCCTTCTCCTTATTTGAAATTGTTATGTTTGTTATTGTATATTTGTTCATAATTATTATTATTCGCACAATTACAATGATACTGCTCCTGCGGTACAGCCATAAGATGTAAGCGGTTTCTATAATCAGCAGTCATCATTATAATATACATCATCCATTCCCAGGGATTTTCTTTTTCAGCAATTAGTTTTAATATAGAATTATGTGCGCATTCCATAATATCAAGGAGTTCATTATAATCGGCTTGTTTAATATAGTCTTTAATAATTTTATTCATCGTTTTCCTCATAAGTTAAATATCTAACATAGGTAAGAACTGTATCGCCAGTGCCAGGTTTATATTTTTCTTTTTCATAGGCAACCGTATCCGCAGTATCAATTACATTTTGCGCTTTTTGTAATATCGCATATGCAAAATCATACATTTGTTCTTCATCAAAATCATAATTATAAATTAAACCATGCTCTACCATAGTATCATGAATCATACCTTCATAATTCATTGATTCAGCAAATAAATTACAATCGCGGCGATAAATTAATTCTTCCATTATTCTTCCACCGGCTCATAAGTTTCTTCAAATACCTCGCGGCGACAAGGATAGTATTCACCCATCGGGCCGCGAATAATCCAACTTTCAATAGGGGCTTTCATTTCTCCTTCAAGTGTAGGAATAATAAGTTCATTGTGAGATGTTTTAATTACATGATGCTCGTGCATGAACTCTTGTATTTCTTCAAAGTTATTGCCATCCCATTGAATTGCTTCAATTGGAATTGGCTTCTTTACATACCGCATTTCTTATTCCACCACCTTAATTCCCATTCATCTGGGTCTTTTGTGTTCCACTCTTCTTCGGCCTCTTCTTCTTCCCATCCAGAAGCCGAATGCCCGCAAGTTAGACATTCAATAAATTTTTCAGTTTTTTCAGTAAACCACATTACACCAAATTCATCACGGCGTGCTAGGCCCTCTTCAAAATGACGCATATGATTTTTGCCACAAAGCGGACAATTTCGTAATGTCATTAATAATCTCCTCCAAATCCTGCCATATTATGATGCCATCGTTCTTCATCGTCATAGTCATCTGGATAAGTCATTGTCCACTTTAAACCTGCATTTCCTACATCTATCCAAGGACACCATTCTGGTCGTGGTAAATTCATCCATTCTTGTTGAATGTCTTTATTTTTGTCATATTCGGTCCTAGTAGTCTGATAAATAGTCATATAATTACCGTGACATATTCTAAACATATATATTTTTCCATTATCATTTGGAATGTCATAAGTGCCCATACAAGGGCATTCAAGACAACTCTTTGGCATTTCCTTATTCAGTGCTATCATTATGGTTCCCTCACATATGCTTTCGCGCGCATAATATAGCAATTACTTACTTCATCATAATAAAAATCATAATAAAGTAAATTATATTTAAACATAAAATCTGCTGCTTGATAACAGAGATTATGTTTAATTGCTTCTAGTGTGTCTGAATCTGGTTTTCCATGTTGTGCTTCAATAGCAAACCGTGCTTGAATAACAGAAATAGGTTTTTCTGTGCGGCAAAATTCAATTCTCTTTTGTTCTATAAGTTCATCTTGCGTGTAGCCGCCAAGCCACTTGATAATCTTATTCTTGATATTCATAGTTTACTCCATAGATTGCGATAGTAGGTTTTCCATTTACAATGATATAGTAAGGAGATAAGCCTGAATGATGATTATTACCAATATTTAAATAAACAATTTTTGTGTTTTTATCATACATAAGATAAATATCGCCTTGAAGCCCTGTATCTTCACGTATTACTACAAATTTACCATAAAGGTCTGTTTTGCTACCATCGGTATAGGTTTTGTGAGAACAGCCACATAGTAATATTCCTATAATAATAACTAAAATTAAAATTGAAATCACTTTTTTCATAATATGCCCTTTAAAAATGTTTAGCTAACCATTTACCAAATAAAATACCAAGCGGGATACCAATTATGTATCCAATTAACCATAATATTAATTTTACCATAGCAAATACTCCAGATAGTCAGGCTCCAAGCCTAAATACAAAGCAACAATATCTTCACATTCTTGATAACTTCCGCGAGCGGCCGCACCCCAGAGTTCTTCTCTACATTCTTCTATGAGGTTTTCTGCTTCAAGTTGCGAGATGCCGTCTCGCTGCATAAGGATTTTTACAATTTCATTCATGGCAAACCCTCTCAATTGTCTTATTTTGTGCGAATAAAGTACCTGCACTCATTACAATCGCATCAGTAATAAAAGCAATAGCATTCTTTGGAATCTTTACAGCATAAGGGATACCATATAATTTACATTCTATTACAGTTTTAATTCCTAGAATACCAATCGCTACCGCAATAATAGTAATAATAATGTTACTAATAGTAGCATTATGTTTATACAGGCGGCCGCAGATTAAACCAATAACTAAATTACCAAGAAACCATCCTGGCGGGAACCAACCGGTCGTAATTAGGGAAATTAAAACACATCCAACTCCACCGACAATCATTCCGGAAATTGCGCCGAAATGATAACAGTAAAGTGCAAAAGCAACATAACCCAAATCAAGACTGATATGCGCGATAAGTGGAATCTTCATACTCATACTTAACACAACATACAATGCAATTCCAATGGCAGTAAAAGTAATTTTCTTTGTATTAGTCATTATACTTTCTCCTTTTCATTGTTATGTTCCCACATTCTTAGGCCGCATCGTGGACAGAAGTCATAATGAATACTAATATACTTATCCACAACGCAATTACAATTACTACAAACCGCCATATTATTCATAACCTGCCACTCTGCTTCTCCACCGGTTGAATTATATGCGCGGCGGAAACCAGCATAATATGCTTGCCGCACAGTGGTATTGTCAGGTTCACAAACATCTTTTTTAAAATATTTTTCACATGCTCTATTCATCTTTACACGCCTTTATTAAATACCTTTCTAATGCTTTAAAATCTATTTCTTTTTCTACTAATTCGCAATCAAGTCCTATCCAATGAGGACAACTAGTTTCTGGGGCGGAGCACCAAGAACAATAATCATTCATGAAATCCTCCAATAGGCGGGAGGTCATCGCTACCATCTAGCCAATGGTAAAATTTAAGTTGTTTTTCTTTTGATTCTAATTCATTTATTTTATGTTCAAGTTCTTCAAGTTTCGCGCGATTATAGCCCATAACATAGAAATCATATGGTGCTCTATTTTTGTCCATTTCACCACAATCTTTTTTAAAATATTCTTTTAATTTATCCATTTCAAAAGCGTTCTCCACCGTTTTCCATTTTAGTACTGCAAGAAGGACAAGTATATGGAAGTCTCATTCCCCTAGGAGTATGAATATAATTTTTACAATGTGAACATTCAAATACAGGGGTATCTTCTGTTGTAACGCCGCGTCTAATCCAATAATTCATATCTCTATCATATGTAACTTTAAAATTTTTAATTGGACGTCCATCATCTTCTTTTGCAAAATGTGCAATACCGCCGCAATCTTGACAAAAATAATTAATATAATTAAGACCCGAGCCTGCCGCAATAACGCCTTGCTGGCGCATATGTCCATTACACCAAAAACATTTAATATCAGAAGGAATATAGTTATTTTTCATTTAATTCTCCATTTTTGCGCCACAGTTTGGGCAATAATTTCTGTCTGTTCCTGCATTAACCCAGTGAAAGCATTCACTACATTGATATCTTCTATTTCCGACGAAATTAAAGTCAATCCATAGTCCATGCACCACCGGCGCGACATCTACGGCGGGGATAGATTCAATAACTTTGATTACGCTTTCAGGGCTTACGTCGCCATAATATCGGTCAACACGTTCATCATCAAATGCTGCAATCGCCGCCGCCCTTGAAATTAAATCATCTTTTGCTCTATTCATCTTCCTGTGCTCCAATCTTGGTCATTTCCATTTCTGCCATAATGTAAGAGGCCAGAGTGCGCGTACGCATATTCATCAGATAGTCGCTGCCATCTTTTACCTTTTCATCCAGTCGCGCATACAGATAAGAACGCACGATAGGCATGTAAGTGTTAGCATACATAGCAAAATCACGACGTTCTCCCATTGCTCCAACAACACTATTAACTACCTTAAAGGCAGTATCACACACTTCAATGTAATGGCGAACGCGCTGAATCACATCATTAGTGAAGTCCTTAAACTCAGGATAGTAAGCAACAAAATCATCAAGAGTTCCCTGCTGATACATTTCTACTACGCGCAGAACAGTCAGCGGGCCATTACCACGCATCTTATGAAGGGCAAGATATTCGTCGCCCTTGATCTTAATGCGGTGGAACTCCGCGTCGCACACAACGTAACCCTCTTCATCATCACCCATTTCGTGAGCGGCCGCAACACACTCGGAAAGAGAATGATGGGGGTATACTTCGGGGTAGAGTAGGCCATCAAGTTCTAGACCTTCGCTGTCTTCAGTATCATCCAAAATGTTGCGTCGGCCAAGATACCAAAGATTGATACCTTCATAGCGTACAACGATACGATTGAAGGGAGAAGTAAGCTCAAACATATAGGTGTAGTCACTATCAAGATGCTTGAAGAAATTAGGAATACGATCAATTACCTTCTGAACCAAATCACCATAGGTGGTGTCGCCGCACTCCGCCTTGAATGCATCAATGGTTCCATTGGTAGAAATTACCCAACCATCATAGTCCCACCAAATCTTGATAAGAGAACCATCTACCTTCTGCTGAACAGACGCAGTATCCCAATCAATAGCGTGAACCGCAGAATACTGCTCACCATAGTTAAAAAACTTATCAAAAGGATGGCAAACACAAACCCAGTGGCCTTCGTCATTCTGACGGAAGATAGAACCACGGGCTTCCTGGACTTCGCGCAAACCCATATCAGACATAATCTGATTATACTTTAACAGAAAATACTGGATACCGTCAATTTCATCAGAACGAATATCCAAATAGTAAGGTTCAGCCGCGAGCAGAGTCTTCCAATCGGGGTGGGTATTCATGAAATTCACCAATTCCATTTTTAGGATTCTCCTTTTTCCTTTCCTTTATATAATTATTATAGCAGAAATCTAATGAAATGTCAACTTTTTCATTGATAGAATTTTTAGCCCAATAGGTATTCCACCACTTCCAAAACTCATCATCAATAGGATACTCATTTGTCAAGCCAACTCACCTCGTAGTAATTAGGAACTTTACCAGACGCATAAGTTGTTATGGGTATTTCAGTAGCATAATGAACCTTGAAACCTAATCCTTGTAATGCCTTGATTGTAGTAGGATAGTCTAGGGTTAGATTCAAGGAGTAGTGACCTTGCTGTGCGGCCGCAATAATTTTATCTTTGGTATTATGAAATTCCTCATTTTCAAGCGAATGTTGAGCATTGTAAGTAAGTTCGCGCATACCTTCCGCAGAAAATTTAATTACGCCCTTCTCCATTTTACTATTCTTCCTCCACAGCACGATTCAATTTCAAATCCTAAATCTTGTTCTAACCATTCAATCGTATCTGCTGAAACGTTATCAATAAAAGTTTGAAACTTTCCTTGGTTCGCGGCCTCACGTATTCGCCGCATAACAATAGGACGTTCCATTGAAGCTATTGCTTCCGATGCAATTTCATTAGCTTCTGCCGCGCAAATTTCATCTTCGTTTATAGTAGTGCCAAATTCTTGTAGCACATTAGTTAATTCCGCGCTTGTCATAGACTACCTCCTTTTTTCTTATTATAACATGAAATTTCGGGAAAGTCAAACATCCAACTCATTTTCAAACTACTATTTCCAAATGAAAATGAAATTTCGTGGATTCCAACTTTTTCGCGCAGCGAAAAAGTTGGAACCGCGAGCCGGAGCGCTTTGCGCGACGGCCAAGTAATGGGAAACTTCAAATTGAAATTGCGGCGGGTAGGTTTAGGGGAGTTTGAAAATGAAATTCTAGGGGTATAATTTCAGGACAAGTGAAAATGAAATTCCAAAATGAAATTATGGGAGAAAATGAAATTGAAATTCCAGCCGCATGTTTTAGGGAAAATGAAAATGAAATTCCAGTTCTAAAAATGAAATTGAAATGAAAATGAAATTGCAGTTATACATTATCCCATCGTACAATATTTCTACAATCTTCTGTATAATTAATTTCAAATCCATACTCAACTAACTTATCCATATATTGCCATTCACGAGGCTCTAATTCATAGAAATCATATCCATTATATGCCGCACATTCAATATGATGTTGAAGTTTTTGCCAAGTAGTAAGCATATCGGTGCGGTATTGTTTAGTGATATGTGCCATTGCATAAGCATTGAAAGACATAATTATTTGCTCCTTTTTTCTTTTATTATACTATGAATTGCGCGAATTGTCAAGTTTGAATAAAATTATTTATACAAAATATACAAAGCCGCGAACTTGGAATAAAACAAAAGTAGGTGAGTTTCCAGAATGGTACATCCTAGTAAATAAAAGAAAGGAAAGAAAGTAATCTAATATAATAAGTAAGGAGTAGGATGGGGCGAATGGTAGGGCACGAAAAATTTGGTAGGGAAAATTTCGGTAGGGTAGTGTAGGTAGGGCAAAAGGTAGGAGTAGAATAGATGGGAGTGCGCCAAATTTCCACTTTTGTCAAATATTTGACTTCCAAAATTAAAAATAGTAGTTGCCTTATTTCTAGGCAACTATTTATTTTCCTACAAAATTTTACCCCCACCTATTATATTGAAGGTGGGGTAATTTTCTGTCAGGATTTAGTAAGATAGGAAATAGAAAAAATTTATTTCCGGGGGTGTCTATATAGACCCCCGGAAACGTTTTTTTTTTATATTTTAGCAACATTACTAAATTGTAGACTTTCTTTTTATAATATGTCCATAATAAATTCCAGTCCCTGATTGTTCAATTTCATATCTGTCTTGTATATCTTTCTTCAATGAAGTCCATTTCTTGGGATAACCAATTGCTTTGATTAATTCTTCTTTATCTTGTTTATTTAATTTACGGTTTAAATAATCTTCTGGAATAATCCATTCTTGGTTACTTATTTGTTCTCGTATTTTAGCATATCGTTCTGCGCGTTTATTACTTTCTGCTAACTGACTATTATAATTATATTGTATTTGCCAGTCTCCACGTTTGCGCCCAGGAAATTGAATTTGAATGTCTTTGTTTCCACTATGGACAATTACTATTTGAACATTATCATCTACTAGGTTCCAGCCTGTAGCATATGCTTCTGTTAATATAATATCATCTATATCATCTGGGTAGCTATGGCTTTGTTGTAAGTGACTGACGATTGCTAACTGATTATTTGTCATTGGTTTTAATGAGTGTTTTGACCATAGACACACAACTTTTCTTCCAGTGTTTTCTTGGATTTCGCGCGCGAATTGCTCTCCTTGTTCAATAGTTGGCACGAAGATAAGGCGCTTGACTTCTGGATTTGCGCGAAGCAGAACGTGAACATCTGAATATTCGTATTTTTGAAATACTTCATAGGCAAGCAGCTGTTCTTGGACTTGAATTTCATTAATGTAGGATTTGAGTCGGGCCCATTTTTCTAGATTGTCTGCGGTGGCTGTTAGTCCAAACCACCAAATACCTTTTAGTTCTGCCCAGTGAAGAAGCGTATCTATTGCTATATAGGAAAGTGACTCTTGTGATAGAATTAGACAGATTACTTCGCGTGTGCTTTCTGGATTGCGGCGCCAGATGTTTGCTTCATCTATTCTTACATATTTGATAAGATTGTGAATTTCGTCGCAGCAAATATAGTCAAACATTTCTGCGGTTAGTTCGCCACGTTTTACCATTGAGCCAAATTTTTGATAGTTTAGTATATAGGGCTTATCCAATTTTTCACCCCACATTTGGCATTCTTCAAGCGCTATCTTTTCTTCTTCTCCCATAGTAGTATCAATGAGTATTAAACAGCGTTGCGGCTGAATGCCTAGCTGGCCAGGTATTGTATTTATCGCGGCGGTCGTTTTGCCCTGGCCAGTTTGTGCGACAATTAAATTTAATCTGCCTTTTTGATATTGTTGTCGTTCATTTATTAAAGCATCTGATAAATGCTTACCTTCTTTCATTTAGCTTTCAGCTCCTTTTGAATTTTCTCAAAAGAAAAGTATTTTAATTATTTTTAAATTATTTTAAATTATTTTAATAAATAAAAAAATTTTATTTTAAAATAAAAAATAATTATTTATTTGACAAAATAAATAATTTATGTTATACTAGAATGGGATATTTTTTTTAAAAAAATTCCAGCTTCTTTGTAAGTTCCAGCTTGCGTTCCTGGCTAGCAAATTTCCAGCTTGCGGGATCAGCTTTCCAGCTGGCCCGTCTGCTTTATATAATATCCAGCTTCCAGCTTGCCGCGCACTATAACCCCTCCTTATCCTTTCTAAAATAATTATAACATAATTTTATAGTATAGTCAAATAGTAGGACTTTAGGGATTTACTATGCTACCATGTTAAAGTGCTACCATGCTACTATGCTAAAGTGAAATCTTAACCTAAACTTAACATAACTGTGCTTGATTCTTAACATAAAGTGTGCTATACTGAAGAGGGGAAGTCCGAAGTCCGATAGCCTAAACTAACTGAAGTTAGTTGTGACTAACTGTTGCCTCCCCCGATATTATACCATAGTAGTGTTAAGTGGGCATTATCAAAATGTTGACTTTTTGTTAAATTTGCGGGCCGGGTGATTCCTTAACATAGAATTTACATTACTACCCGGCCCAAAAATTAACGCGGAATTTACACTCCGCGTTTCAATTCGGCATATCGCCGCATGATTTTGAAGCACTTGATGGTGTGGATGATAGGACAAAAGTGGATGTAAAGGAACTGACCGAACGGCATTAGCATAACCTTACCATCGCGGAAAAAGGTCGTAAAGAAAGCCGTGCCCCAGAACCAAAGCATAAACAGGGATGAGGTGAGCCAAATGGACAGAGCGACTTCAATGATGAACTTCATTTATTGTGTTCCCCTTTCGTTTTTGTATATATATAATACCATATTTGACTGTTAAGAAGCAACGGAGTTTGGGTAAAGTTTGTGTAAAGTTGCTGGCCGGCCTATCGTTTAACATAAAAATAAAATGGACTATTCGTCCATTTTAACCCACCCTTCATCTTCATCCCAACGAAACCAACCCGTTTCATTATTAAAATCGTCATTGCTAAAACAATAACCAAATTCATACTGCATGAAAGAATTTTCTTCATTGGTTAAATTTTCTTCACGATGAATAATAGAACTTCCATTAAAGGCATTGTCAAAAAAATCCAACCAATCGATAATATCAGGTGAACCTTTAGGCGGCAAAAAGATGTTCATATTCTTATCAAAGAAAGAACACTTTTCGCTCACGCTTGTAAGTATATCACAAATATGGCTTTCATACGCTTCACATTCTTCACGATCAAAAAACTCGGTATCATCATAAGCATAGTAACGAACTTCTTCACGCATATTGATTATCCCCTTTCTTTTTCTATATATAGAATACTACAATTTTTATAAAAAGTCAAGTTAAATGTTTGTTAATTGGCTGGCCGGCCCGCTTCTTAACATAAAGTTAACGACCATCAAAGATGGTCGTCAATTAATATGGGGTAAGTTGTTTCTGTATATTCATATATATCTGACCATTCAAACTTCATTCCGCAGTCGGCACATTCTCCTTCGTAGTAAGCAAAGTATTTTCCGTCATATTCTTCGCCATCGCGAAAAATAATAGAAAGTTCTGCATTACAATTAGGACAATTCATAAATTATTCATCCTCCTTATTATTCACAATCAGCATCCATTATGTCGTAGAGTATTTCCATCCAATAGGCTTTACCATTTTTGGTTGTAATTGTATATCTATAACCGTCCTCCTCCATATAAGATACAACATCATCATCTTTAATGACAAAGTTTTCAATCGCTTTGCGTGCGTTGGAGATGCTGGAATACGTGCCGAAAAACATATTATTAAAGTAATTAGAAACTACAACCCAAGTTACCATATTGTGTTACCCCTTTCGTTTCTTTCTATATATATTATAATTCAGTCCGCTAGTAAAGTCAAGTTAAGAGTTAGTTAAGTTCTGGCCCGGCCCGAAAATTAACATACATTTAACAAAAGGAAGAAGGGGATTACTCCCCTTCCTCCTCCTTCTCCTTCTCCTTCTCCTTCTTGGCGGCTTCGCGCTTCGCCTTGTCCTTCGCGGCCTTTTCGGCACGCTCGGCGGCACGCTTCGCCTTGGCTTCCTGCTTCGCGTTGTAGTCCGCGATTTCGGCGGCCATGAGTTCATCGGCGGTCATGTCCTCGCGCTGCTCGGCAACGATGACGCCCACGCGAGCATAGCGACGCTCGCCGTTCACGTCCTCAACGATGCAACCATACTGGCGATCGTTGATCTTGTGGAAACCTTCAATGCTGGCGACGTTCAGAGCGGAGAAAATAGCGGTGCGGATGTTGGAATCAACGACGGCCTTGGAAATCTTCATATTAAATCCCTTTCTGGTTTTAAGTGTTTTCCTTCACTTCTTGATTATATTATATCATGGAGTTCGGGGTTTGTCAAGTAAAGAATTGGTTAATTCCATTTGATAATGTCAATACCAAAAGTCGGGTTTTCGGAATACATTACCATAGAGATACTCAGATCTTCTTCATCAACAGTGTCAAACACAAATGAATAACCTTTTTCATGGGCTTCCATCATCAGTTCATCCAATCGAGTAAGCAAATCATCCATTTCTTTCGGCATATTAAATTCCTTTCTGGTGTTTGGGATTTTCCTTTCCCTTCCTGACATATATATAATACCATAAATCACAGTCAAAAGTCAAGAGGTTTACAAAGATTTAACATTGCGGGCCGGGCAAGATATTAACGAGGAGTTAACCTCGTTAATGCATTACTTTTTTAAGACGCCAGAACCAGTTCCAAGGCTCCATCTGAAAGCAAGGTTTAAAAGTTCTCCAATAATAGCCTATTTTCATACCTTTAAAATGAATGTCATTGTTTTCACTTACGTGGCTATGATAGACCACAATACCGATTCGCTTATCTTCGGCTTCCAACAGTTCAAATAAATCCTTGTGGACATCTTCGGGGAGTTCTTCAAGACGATACCAACCTTTTCCGTGAGCAAAATAAAATTCCTTAAAAGTCATATTGATTTTCCCCTTTCTTTTTTCTATATATATTATAACCATTGCACAGAGGAAAGTCAAGTTAAGTTTATATTAAAATGCTGGCCGGGCGATTGTTAAGCGGACGTTAAGTCCGCTGAACAACCATCAGAACTTCGCCAGTTTCGGCGGAACACACATCTGCGTCCGTGAAATTGTGCTTTACGAGGATTTCACACACGCGGTCGTGAATGTCATCCAACGTGCCGCAATCATCACAACGCAAGACCTCACCGTCATTAGTAAAGAAACGGCAGGTAACGTGAGTGGTGTAAACATAGTAGGTATTGATAGCCATAATCGGTATCCCCTTTCTTTTTTCTATATATATTATACTCCAACATTTGAGAGAAGTCAAGTAAAGATTTTGTTAACTACGGGCCCGGCCCGAATTTTAACAAAAAATTAACAGAGGGCTTTCGCCCTCTGTTTTTTACCGCAGGGTGTAGGTGTTAGCCTTCCCCTTGGCTTCGGTCTTTACGACTTCATCCGCCAGTTCGTGGAGCAGAATATACTGCACCTTGGCGCTGGTGAAATCTTCGGGGAGCGCATCGGCGCAACGCTCAAAGATTTCCTTGGCGGTGCCGCCTTCGGTCAGAGCATCACGCAGGATGGGGAGCACCTGCGCCATAAGCACCGCGCGCTCATTAGCACGCTTGGCCTTAGCCCTCGCCTTGGTGTCCTCGCTCACCTTGTGCGGCTTCGCGATCTGGTCGCGAATTTTCGTGAGGACTTCCACAACTTCGGTGGGGTTCTCAATGTCCATGGGGATGGAGTTGATAGCAATGTTCAGAGCGTCAACGCGGGTGATAGTGTTCTTCATAGTAAATCCCTTTCTGGTTTTTAGGACTTTTCCTTGTCCTCTTGATGTATTTATTATATCAGATTCTCAACCATTTGTCAAGTTAAGATTCTGTTATAATCTGGTGGAGCGAGGGGGAGTCGAACCCCTCTCACCGATCAGCAGGTGCTCTGCTCTCGCCCCTTGATGTATTCATTATAGCACTTTCGCACTGTAATGTCAAGTTAATTCTTTGTGAAGTTCCGAGAGAGCGGCTCGTTTTTCCGCACGCAGGAAGGTATTTGAAGCCGATTACGTCGTTACACTTGCTTCGCTCTCCCCTTGGAACAATAATAGTATAGCAGAATCTCCGCTCAAAGTCAAGTAGTTCCAGGAAGAATTAACATATTCTTAACATTGCGGGCCGGGTGGCAATTTAACATAAAATTAAAGTAGCGGAGAACCGCTACTCAATTTCAATATGACAAATCTCATCAGGCAAGAATTGGACTACCCAATTTGGATTATCAACGTTTTCAATCTCAAGACTGAAACCGTTATGGAGAATATCTCCAATCGCCTTTTGAAGATTCCCCATCAGTTCCTGCCGCAAGCCTTCACGACGTGCTTTCTTTTTTTCTTCTACTCTTTTTTGACATAGTTCTGCGAGGACTTCAAGTTCTGTTTCGTTGAGCAAATTCAGACTTCTAATCATTTTGTCAAGTTCATCCATATTAAGTTTGTTCCTTTCTTTTGATGTATTTATTATAGCATAGTTTTGGGAGGAAGTCAAGTTAATTATTTATTAAGTCTGTATTCACCTTGCGGTTTAATTGGCTCTTCATCAATTTGAATAGAAGGTTCTACAAAATGATGAAACCACCAAAAAGAAAACTTTTTATAGTTTTTAGAGTAGATGCGGCCCCAATACCAATTACCAAACAAATGAATAATGGGATAGCCATGGTCACGCAGTCGCTGGATTCTTTCTTCGCGGTTCATAAATGAAATCTCCTTTCTTTTTCTATATATAGTATATATCAAAGCAAGAACGAAGTCAAGTTAAGTTTATGTTAAATAGCGGGCCGGCCCGAAAATTAACACAAAAATAACAAAGAGGGTGATTACTCACCCTCCACAGGCTGGGACACAAGCGCCTTAAAGCCCACCGTGTTAAGGTCTTTCACAACCTTGCGCGCGGCACGCTTACGCTCCTTTTCCTTTTCGGCGCGTTCCGCCTTTTCCTTGCGCTTTGCCGCCTTATCTGCGCGGTCGGCAAGCACGAGTTTCCAATCTTCGGCGGCGGCGTAACCGTCAAAGGGAGTGTAACCGCCCTCTCCGTTGCGCTCACCGCGCGGAATGCTGACCTTGATAACGGCAAACTTTTCGTTGCCTTCGCTGTCTACAACGGGGAGGGCAAGTTCGCTTGCGCTAATCGGGAGGATGTCGCTGATGGGGTTTACGGCGTCAATGATGGTCTGGAGGACGCGGTTACGGATTTCGGTTTCAAGAGATGCTTTACTCATAGGCGTTAGTCCTTTCTGGTTTGTGGTGTTTTCCTTCACCTTCTGGAATTATTATAGCAGATGCGGCGGGAGAAGTCAAGTTAAGAAATCGTTAATAATTTCTTCTATTGATATTTCGGAAAGATTACAAGCGGAATAGTCAATAGAGGTTTCCTGGTTTTCATCAACTGCCCACACAGAACGATCATTAGTGTCAATCGTAATGTTAATAATCATTTGACTTTCTCCTTTCATTTTCTATAATTATTATAGCACATTAGGATTAAGAAATCAAGTTAAGATTTTGTTAATCCCAAAAATCCTCACCTAAGTTAATTATTACGCATACAAAGAACACTACGAGGAGCGCGAGAAAAGTTAACGACATAAATAATTCCATTTTCATTTCCTCACTTTCTATAATTATTATAACACAAAATCCAGGAAAAGTCAAGTAAATTTTTTGTTAAATCTCGGGCCGGGCGGAGTTAGGGAGAACTAACGATCTTCCCAATTTGTCCGCTGACGCTCATGAATGATGTTTAAAAGAGTATTAACCATGGCTTCAAGAGTTTTTCTATCTATTTCATCTTCTTCTGTATAATCGGGATAGCCGCAATATTCTTTAATATCGTTAAGATTACGAACATCCGCGGCGATAAGTTCGGCGGCAATTTCAAGATTTGTTTTCATTTTTATTTCCTTTCTGCGGTTTAAGTCCACCGCTGGGAAAATGAACTTCGGTTAGGTAGCCCCACCAAAATGAGAATGAGCAATTTGTAGGGCAATCTTCGGCAAGTTGTGCGGCGATACGTCCGCGCTGAAACTCTTTCGGATCAATCTTGGAATAATCCATTATTCCTTTTCTCCTTTCATAGCGTTGCGGCAAATCTGCTTGCCTTCTTTGCGGTCGTGCTTCTTGTTTTTCTTCTTTGCGGGCATAACGGAAGGGCGATAGCCGACCCAAGTTTCACGATTCTGATTTTTCTTTTCCATTTCGTTTTCCTCACTTTCTGGAATTATTATAACAGATTGGGAGTTAGAAGTCAAGTTAAGTTTTTGTGTCAAAGAATGAAAAGTCGTTGCGAATACACTCATAAGCAAAATAGCAACAGTAGGTATTAAAACGAAAAATACAATCCTTACACTTTGAGCAGTTGCTAACAGTTTCCATCAAAAAATCATTCAGTTCTTTCATTTGATTTTCTCCTTTCATTTTCTATAATTATTATACACAATTCGCACGCAGAAGTCAAGTTAAGATTCTGTTAAACGGCGGGCCGGGTGATTATTAAGGTGTGATTAATTACCACACCTCATCAATTATATCAAACATATCACACCCGCAGTAGGGGTCGTAGTTAGTTTCGTCTACATCGTCATCAACATCTACGAGATCATCTTCATATTCTACACCAAATTCACGGTCGCCATAAAATGAGACGGTGTTCGTTGCATCATCATATTCAACTGTATCAATAATACAATACTGATTAAGATACATATCACCGAGCACAACTGCATCTTCGGGCATTTTCTGGAGTTCCTTAATCAGTTCCTTAACAGTCATAGTTGAAATCTCCTTTCTTTTTGTATATATAGTATACCAAAATCCAGGAGGAAAGTCAAGTTAATTCTATGTAAATTATCAGGCCGGCCCGAAACTTAACAAAGAATTAACGGAGAGCAAGCGCTCCCCGTTTTACCTTCATCCAACAGTTTCTTTTTATTCCCTTAAAGTTCTTGTCATATTCCAGACACTTTTCCATAATTTCCTTTTCAATCTTAACATCATCATAACCTTTATGCTCCTCGTGGAAGTCAGGGTCATTCGTTAAGAAAGAGTAAACCGTTTCTGCGGTGGCGCGGTAGTTCTTGCCGTGATTGGAAAAGTGGCGGTTAGTTTCGGCAAACGTTTTGTATTCGCTGGTTTGGCAAATTGTATCACACGCCATATTCCAAATACATACAAAGTTAGTAGAGTAAGGGAAGAAGTAGCGATATTTAGATTTCGTTAAGAAGCGGAGCGTGGTGTTAAGCGCGTTGCGGTCAAAATTACAGTTATACGCCGCAACCGTATGGCAGTCATATTTTTCCATTATGTTAAGAATATGACGCCGCGCCGCCATAAAGTCAATCATTTGACGCTTGCCCTGCTGGATGTCTATTACATATTCGGGAATCTTATCGCCGTAGTAGGCGACCTTTACCAGTTCGCGCTCGTAGACAAAAGTATCACGAATCACGAAAGAACCCTGCTCGCAGATTTCGCCAGTATAAAGGTCAATCAGCATGAAGCCGATGTCATAAACGATAGCGTCGGTCGTATCATTCGCAGTTTCAACGTCCAGAATCAGAATGTAGCGGTCGGTAATGTTGAGAATCATTTTCGGTTAGTTCCTTTCCTAATTTCTGTATATAGTATACATCCGCCAGGAACAAAAGTCAAGTTAAGATTGTGTTAACTCGCGGGCCGGGCGAAGTGTTAACACGAAGTTAACACTGTGCTTCAAACCATTTAATCATTCTTTTAGAAGTTTTCAAACCACGCAGTTCTATTTTTCCATTCTTATGAAAAAACGGAGTAGAAATAAAGTTATAGATAAAACGACCAAATTCGCTTTTATTCATTTGATATTCAGTGACAACCTGGGTTTTTTCATTGAATTCAACATAAATAAAGAGGGAAGAAGCTACGTGCTTGAAATAATATTTAATTGCGTCAGAACGGTTAGAAGCACCGCCATAATTTTCCGCAAGGCCAAAGCGGGAAGATTTGACGCTGGCGTGTTCAGATTCAATATCAGAGCCTTTATCAAAAGAAGTGTTTGGATTAACTTTTGTGAAAATACCCCGATAATATTTTGCGATATGTTCACAAAGTTCACCGTGATTACGATATTTATTAATCGCGGGGATGTAGTAGGGAGCACGTTTGTGCTCGGGGCGATATTCATAAGGCATTTCATTGATGTAAGTTACTTTCTTCATTGTTGTTATCTCCTCTCAACTTTCTATATATATAATACCATATTGAAAGCGCGAGGTCAAGTTAAATGATTGTTAACTCCGCGTCCGGCCCGAAAATTAACGAAACCTTAACAAAACAAAATGTAAAAAAAGAAAACCGCCCTGAAGGGCGGTTAGTCTTACTTCACCATGTAGGTGAAAGCGGACTTGCCGTTGTCAATCTTAACAACCTCGTCGCGCCAGTAGTTCAGCAGAGCATACTGAATCTTGTGCGCGGTGAAGCCGTCAGGCAGATCGTTCTCGCACTTGGCGAAAATCTCCTTGACCGTCATCGGCTCGGTCATCACGCCGAACACGATGGGCTTCGCGGCATCGTAGGCGTTAGCCTTCGCCGCAGACTTGGCAACCGTGCGCTCATACTCGGCGCGGATGTCCTCAACCACGGCGGACAGGTCAACGGTGTCGTCAGAGTTCACGAAGTAGTTGTACAGAGCGGTCAGAGTGTTCTTCTTCATAGTGTTTTCCCTTTCTGGTTTGGTGGGTTTTCCTTCCCTTTGATGTATTTATTATAGCACCAATCGGCTATAATGTCAAGTTAAGAGTTCGTTGAGAGATTTTGTTTTGGGAGACAATAGCAGTGCCTTAACCAAAGGTGTACGCTCATAAATCCCATTCTCTACTTGGCAGTCTGCTTGTGGCCATTTTTATTCAAGTTAGCTCTTGTCCTCTCAACATCTTTATTATACCACGATTTCCCAACCTTGTCAAGTTAAGATTTCGTGAAGTTGTTTCGGGTTTTTGGAATTGCTTCCCTCGCCCTCAACTGTATATAGTATAGCAGAATTTGAAATGAAAGTCAAGCACTTAATGGGACATTTAACCTGGATTTAACATTGACGGGCCGGGTGATAACTTAAAACAAAATTAACAACTGCCCGGCCCGAAGTTAACATAAACTTAACTTGACATTACGGGTATACTGATATATACTATATATAGAAAAGCGAAGGGAGAAACCAAAATGAAATCTGATTATCGTGTGCGTGCCATGAATTTTCTACGGTCTATTTTCCCTTATATTGATGGGTATATGTGGGATGTGAATGATGTAGAAAATCAGGTAGAAAAGTATAATAATGACAAGAAACGTCATGTTTTGGTATGTTGGGGTTCGGCACGAATTGCCCTTATTACTTCTGATTACGTTCTCAAATGGGATTATGATAACGATCTTGTTAAGGACATCGGTGGGTGCGATGATGAATACCTCGCCTATCAAAGAGCCAAGCAAGCGGGTTATGAATATTTACTTGCGGAAGTTACGCCTATTGAATATCAGGGACTGTCATTCATAATTATGCCGCGTATTGATAAGGTGGGTAGACCTTATAATGGTGGAGACATTCAACTTTTTCTTACAAAAGAGGAATATGAGTGGGTATTCAAATTTGATAAGGATATTCATTCTTATAATTGGGGCATTCGTAATGGGAAAGCATGTTTGATTGATTATGCTATGACCGAAGAAGTTCTAACCCGTGGATGCTGGTGAGTTAACTTTATGTTAACTCTCTGGCCGGCCCGCAAATGTTAAGTTTTTGTAAAGTGCTTGACTCCTGGCGTAATTTCTGCTATAATATAATTGTTCCAAGGGCAGGGAGGTAAGGACGGGTAAGCAAGAATTTAACTTGACAATCCGCTGAATCTCTGCTATAATATCTACAGAAGCCAAGGAAAAGGCTAAAAAACCAGAAAGGGAATAACATGAACGCTAATGAAATCAAGTCCACCGCTCGCCAGATGACCATTGCTGCTATCATGCCCTCCTTGATGGAGAACGATGCTGTCAAGTTCGCGGATGCGTCTTTCGCCATCCTTCAGACTGTTGACGGTCAGGAAGTTTGGACGGAAGTTACCGTCAAGTCCAAGATGTATAAGCCCACGAAGAACGCTGTGGCGTTTGACCCTTATGAGGTCGCTGAGGCGTGGAAAGCTGAGAAGAAGATCAAGGCTGATGCCAAGGCTATCAAGGACGCTGAAAAGGCTGCCAAGGTAGCCAAGGCTAAGAAGGAGGCGTAAGCCTCCTTTTTTATTGGCAAGTTAGTTGCGACTAACCGGGCCGGGAGTTGTCTAAATTTTGTCATAATATAGATTTAACTTTGTCTTTGCCTTTCTTATAATCTTGTGCTATACTATATATAGAAAACAGGGAGGGTAAAACAATGAATGAGAATTTCGCAAAGGTTTGGGTGTTGGGTGTTTCGGTTATGATGTTCTTTGCTTGCTTTTTTGGGCGTGGTTGGCTGCTTGGTGTCGCGGCTATGCTGATATTGGGATTTGTTAAGATGAGGTAAAGAAACGGGCCGGCCCGAAAATTAACAAAGAAATAACAAAAGAAGGAAGGGGTTACTCCCCTTCCTTCTCCTTGCGCTTGGCTTCCTTCTCGGCGGCCTTGCGTGCCTTCTCCGCGGCCTTCTCCGCGCGCTCTGCCAGTTCGGCATTGAACGCGGCAACCTTGGCGTCAACATCGAACGCTTCGGTCTTGGCAGTCGCATACCAATTCGGGCAGGAAATTTCAACCTTGGCGAACAGCGGGTGCCCGTTGTCCTCTGCGGTGCCCATCGGAATGGCGTAGGTGAAATCGTCAATCTGGATAGCATTACCGAAAAACTCGGTGAACTGCTCGGCAACGGCGGTCTTAACGTTGGTGCGAATCTCCATCTTAGTCATGTTGTTTCCCTTTCTGGTTTGGAAGAGTTTTCCTTCTCTTATGTACTTATTATAACAGAAGTTATGGAAGAAGTCAAGTTAATTCTTGGTTAAATCCTGAACCATTTGGTAAATCTTTTCGTAGTCCTCATTATAACGATAGATGTCGAAAAGGTTTACGCGCATCCGCTTGATTTTGGGCGAAGCGGGCTGGCGCTTAATCCAATTCCTAATTTCATCAAGATTCCAATTCATCTCGCATCCCCTTTTTCTGTAATTATTATAGCATAGATTTAGGAAGAAGTCAAGTAAAGGTTATGTTAAAAATCGGGCCGGCCAGAAAGTTAAGATTCTGTTAAGCGAGGCTCAACAGAATCTTCATCATTTCATCGGGGTGGTAGGCGTTGCCGCCCCACGCTTCACGGTTCGGGGCTTCATCGTCGAACAGGATGCCCTCGCCGCACACTTCCCATTTGTTGCGACCGTAGGCGACGATGTTAACCGCATCCCACTTGACAGAGCCGAGATGTTTGCGGAGCCACCACAGCTTCGCGGCGGTCACAGCTTTGTCATATTCGGGAGTGCTGGACTTGCTCAGCCAGCTAATGATGCCGAGCTTGTAGCCTTCGCGCTGGAGCTTGTTCAGCGTGCGTGCCAGCTTGTTCATGTTGACCAGCGGAGCCGCCAGCTTGTAGGGAGCGGGGTTGCTGTCAATCAGCATCGGGAGCCAATTCTCAACGCCATACAGGTTCGCGATCGTGCCATCCATGTCAAACCAAATCATCTGCTTCATTTTGTTTACTTCCTTTCCTCTTTCTGTATATATTATACAGCAGGCGGTGGTAAAAGTCAAGAGGTTAAGGGAGGATTTAACATAGACTTAACATGGCGGGCCGGGAGAAAATTTAAAATGAAATTAACATTGCTGTGCTTGCGAGAATGAAATTAGAATGATATAATAAATAAAAAAGAGGCGGGTTAGTTATAACTAACTTGCTGGCCGGCTAATACCTTAACATAAAATTAAAAATAAAAATGAAATGGGATTCATTCGAAAATAAATCCCGCCATCATTTCATTAAACTCGGAAAATGAAATCTCATTATCGGGATTTGCCGCGTTATAATCCCACCACATATAAACCTGTTCCTGGTCGGTCAAATCTTCCCAAGTCTGAAAAGTATTGTGCTTCGTCATTTTAGGATTTCTCCTCTCGTTTGTTTCTGTAATTATTATATCACTAATGAAATAAAATGTCAAGTGATTTTAGGATGTTTAACATAGAATTAACATTGCTGGCCGGCCAGAAAATTAACATTAAAATAACAAACCGCGAGGGTTAGCTACTCCCTCGCGGCAGGCTTCAAACATCATTGACTTGCCCAAGGTCAACGGGGAACGGTTTTCGTGTAATCGCTGGGGTCAGTTCTCCACCGCCAAGTGGTCTGTTGCCCCTTACTCTAACCCAATGGAATCACTCCCTCTTTCCTTTCGACATATATATAATAACATAATTTCGGGAGGAAGTCAAGTTAATTGTTTGTTAAGTCGCTGGCCGGCCGGCCGCGAATTTTACATAAAATTAAAAAAGGCATAGCGCCTTCTTTAATCACAAACCTGTTCAATGATAGCAAAGATAATTCCGAAAATTAGCGGCGTTGCCCAGCACAGTGCGCCATAGGGAACTTTGCCCATAGACCACAGAATGAAGTCAATCAAACCAGTGAGAACGAGCAGAAAACTTATCTGAATATGCATAGTATTTCCCTTTCTGGTTTTATAGTGTTTCCTTCACTTGTTGTATATAGTATACCATGTTATGGGCGGATTGTCAAGTTAAATTGATGTTATGCCCTGGTCACATTACAAAGAATAATCTCGCGGGCATATTCAATTTTCTTAAACTCCTCTTCGGTCATGATTTCAGTGATTACTTCTTCATTTCCAGTGATGTGGTAATGATCTCCTCGCGCGTAAGTAACTTTCAGCAACATTTGTTATCTCTCCTTTCTTGGTTATATTATACAACAGATTTAGTAAGAAGTCAAGTTAATTCTATGTTAACTCACGGGCCGGCCAGAAAGTTAACGCAGACTTAACGTCTGCGTCCTCTCTGCCGCTTGGCGCTCTGCTGGTCAAAACGCTCGTAGGCGCTGACTTTGCGATATTCGTTATACTCGGCTTCGGTGATTTCCTTACCATAAATTGCCATGCGCGTGTGCTTAACGCTCGGCATCCTGCGCGCTTTGTCGCAAGCGTCCAGAAGGTTATTTGCCGCGATTGCGAACTTGATTTCAGTGCTGTGGCCTACGCCGCAATGACCCCGATGACACATTACCATGTAGAACTTCATTTGAATTGCTCCCTTCGTTCTTTCTGTATTTATTATAGCAGATTGGTTGATAGTTGTCAAGTTAAGGTTTTATTAAACCAAACCAAAAAGTTTGGCCGCGATGGGCGATAACATCATCATGCTAAGAAAAACAATCATACGCCAATTCACTTTAAAGCAATCATTTTCATCAACGTCGTTGGCATGAACAATGCCAAAGAAACCAAACAAGCAAGCAACCAACACATAAGGAATCATCAAAAACTTCATTTTCTTTCCCTCACTTTCTGATACTATTATACACTATCGCGCCAAGAAAGTCAATAGGTTTTATGTTAAGAGTGTGTTAATTAACGGGCCGGCCAGCGGAGAGCCATGCTCTCCGTTAGGCCACGGGGCGGACGATCAAATCCGCCCTATCCGCCCAAGTCAGGCGGAGCGCCTGCGCCTCGCGCAGGGAGAGGCCCGACAGGATAACCCTGTCAGTGCTGATTTTGTAGATTTCGAACATTTTGTTTTCTCCTTTCCTTTGATGTATCTATTATAGCATGATTTTATTCAGTTGTCAAGTTAAGTTTTAGGTATTCTGTTCGGGATCAAGCCCGAGCAATCGCTGAACCCACAGGGAGAGCTCGTTGATACGAGCCTGTTGGTTAAGGACCAGCATCTCTACGCGATCAATCTCCGCGTCAAGAATGGGGGAATAGCTGGTGCCGATGTGAGCGTATTTGGTTCCGCGAAACTTCTTCATATTGTTTCCCTCTCTTTCTATATCTATTATAGCAGATGGTAGCTTGCTTGTCAAGTTAAGATTCTGTTTAGTTGGACGCCTGCCGTTAGGCGTTGGCGTCCAACCATGCCAGCATCTTGGAGCTGGTGGCCGCGATCCGGATGACCCCGCGCTCGTTGAGCTTGGAGAACTTCCGCAGGAACTGCTCGAACTTCGTGGCGTTCATCTTGTAGATGGTAGCCAGCTCGTCGGTGGTGGTCACATACCAGAACTCGGAGCTTGCCACCTGCTCGAAGTAGGCCGTCAGGCTTGCCTCGAAGCTGTCAGCCAGCTTCATGTTGGTCAGGCTTGCCTTGGAGCTTTTGACGCTCGCGTGAAACTCTGGCACATCGGAGCCCTCGTTAAAGCGGGTGTTGGCATCCTTGCGAGGATCCAGCCCGTGAAGCGCCTTGGCGACAGCTTCCATGAACTCGCCGCCGTTGAGCCAGCTCTTGCCGCCATTGATGCTATACTTAGCACCCTTGCGCGCGGCGTCGTAGGTGTAGGTCAGGTTAATTTCGCGGGTCATCTTCATTTCAAGCACCTCTCTTTCAACTGTATACATTATAACAGATCAATGTTAACTGGTAAGCATTTTTTGATTAAATCCATGTAAAGTTGTGAGATTCAACCTATGGTAGAATTTGCTACTCCAGGTTGATTCTACTCCAGATTGCGCAACTAGCGGTTGATTAGTTAGTCTTAACTAACCGGCGGGCCGGATCATTTCTTAACCTGTTCTTAACAAAAAAACTTCATATACTTTTAACATGGAGATAATATGCAGTTAATATAGATATGGTATAATATCGGGGGACCCTCTAGTTAGTTATAACTAACTCTAGTTAGTTAGTCTAAACTAACTGGCCGGCCCGTTATCATTATACTACCACTTTATCATAGTAAAGTGATGCTACTTTGCTATGCTACTATACTATCACTTTACTATGCTACCATGTTGCTACTTTATCATACTACTATGATAAAAGTCAAAAGTCAAAGAAAGTCAAACTGGCCAGCCCGTTATTATTACAAAACTATTTAAATATTACAGAAGTATTTCATATTTGATTTTGCCGCGAATGTCCGGTGGCCTGCGGAAGAAAAAAAGTTGCACAAAAAGTTAAGGAGAAATGTTATGGTTGTGTTAATTTGGCCTGTTGAAAACGTTTTCGTAGCGGGTTTCTTAACCTGGAATTAACATTTCTTTTGTGCTGTTTGTGCACTTTTTTCGCATCGCCCCGTAGAGCCATTTTTAAGCGATATAATCAACCGGCCGGTTATTCTAACCGCGAAAAACGCCCTCGCAGAGGAAAGCCGCACAGAGTGGTAATACTTCTGTAATAGTTAGTTAGTCAAAACTAACTACTGGCCGGCCATACAGACCGCACTTTACTTTACTAAAGTGCTATCGCCTCTCTGGCCCGTTTTCGCGCGAATAAACAACCGGCCGGTCATCTGGCCCGGCAAAAACGGGCCAGAACGCAAATTTGAATCGCTTTACTATGGTAAAGCGATAAAGTACTGGCCAGTCTGGTCTGGCCGGTAAGTTTACATACAATTAACATTAAAAGGGGTTGACAACCTGGCGCTTTGATGTTATAATATATACAACAAGAGAGGAAAGGACGGGCTGAGCAAGGAACGCGGACATAAAAGCCGCGGAGTTAACGAACTCTTAACTTGACAGTCCGCTGAATCTCTGGTATAATAAAGACATCAAAAAGAGAGGGGTAAACACCATGAAGAGCATTCGCGAATACTTCCACGATCTGTATCTGCAAGCGGGCATGGACGAGGACAAGTTTGATGAGGTTATTGAACTGGAAAATGAAGTGTATGAAATGAACGATGAGGACTTTGAGACGTGGGCGCAGGTGAATAACATTGATCTGACCGCGCGTGATGAGCGCACGGGCGAACTGGAAATCACCCTGTGGTCGTGGGACATGTGCGGCGAATAAGCCGCATTTTTTTTGAATTAAGTTAGTTTTGACTAACCGCCTGGCCGGCTGGCAATTTAACATAGAATTAACATAGAAAAGTGTTGACATTCACTTGGCGGCATGATATAATATATACAGAAATTGAGAGAGGGAAGAGGTAATTACAATGACGTATGAAGCTATGATCGCGAGGATGGATAATCTGAATTACCGTGGCAAGGCTAATCGTCCGATGAAGCGGGTTAACTACACCGCAGAAATTAAGATCGTTACGACTGAACAGACCAAGGATATTAAGGTTTTTGGCGCGAATAAACTGACGCTTATGCGGCGGACGGATGTAGCAATTTTGAACTTCGCTAATTATCGTCTTAATCGTTATGCGTATGATGAAGAGGACGAAACCGAAGAAATCATTTCTATTACGATAACGGAAACTGACCGCGATGGCAATGTTACCATCATTGAACAATAAGCGCGAAAGCGCTTATTTTTTTATTGCTATAAAGTTATTTAGTCATAACTAACTTTCCTGGCCTGTTGAGTTAGTTTACATAAACTAATTCTTCTGGCCGGCCGGCGACTTAACATAAAGTTTACAAAGAAAAATGTATAAAAGGTATTGACATTTATCCGGGTTGATGATATAATATATACATAAAGAGCAAGGGGGAAATAAAAATGTTCGAGTATATGACCGTTGAAGAGATCACCGCCACCATGACCGATAAAGAGTGGTTTGACCTGATGACCGAGTGCTACATCGACGAGATCGCTAAGGAAGAGGAGATTTAATCTCCTCTTAACACAAAAAGGTATTGACAATCATGCTGGTCTGTGCTATAATAGTATCATCAAAGAGAGGGAGGAAACAAACAATGACTATCAATGAGATGAAGAACAACGTGATCCGCGCCTGGGGCTTCGAGCATCCTGCTACCATCTACTTTTTCGAAGAGTGCGAGCGCACTAACGATCGTGATCTCATCGAGGTTGCCTACTGGTTCGCAATCGGCTGGAAGGACGAGGACGAGGACGAGGAATAATCCTCGTCCTTTTCTATTACCAATGAGTTAGTTAGTTTAAACTAACTCAACAGGCCGGCCAGACCATTAACATGAACTTTACAGAAGAAATTTTCAAAAACCTATTGACATTTATGCTTCTATGGTGTATAATATAGTCACAAGGTTGAGAGAGAAAGGAAGTAAACACCATGAAGAAGCTGTTCACCAAGTCCCTGGCCGTTGCCGAAACCCGCGCCCTGATTAATGAAGGCTACAAGTACAGCGTCGATTGCGATTACACCACCTGCGACACGACTGATCCCTGGAGCGGGATGCCTGACATCGACAACAACGTGGCGGTGTTCACTGACAAGGCCGAAGCCGAAGCCTTCGCCGCCGAACAGGTTTGGCCCTTCAACCACAACGTGCATGGCAAGGTTGAGGAACTCCGCTGGGGCGAGACCTGGGCCGAGATGGAAGCCCGCATGGAGCGCGAGAAGGCCGAGCGCAAAGCGAAGCGCGAAGCCAAAGAAGCCGAGAAGGCCGCCGCCGCTGGTATGACGGTTGCCGAATACAAGGCCGCAAAAGCCAAGGCCGTCAAGCGCGCGAAGCTGGAAAAAGAGATCGCCGCGCTGGAAGCCGAACTCGCCGCCAAGCGTGCGGAACTCGCCAAGATGTAAGAAGGGCGCAAGCCCTTCTTACTTTTATGCTTATAGTTAGTTAGTATAAACTAACCATTCTGGCCGGCCAGTAAGTTAGTTTTCGCTAACTAACCGCATTTGACCGGCGGAGAACTTTACACATACTTTACATAAAAAGTGGTTGACAAGTGCCCGGTCGTGTGCTATAATAGTATCAACGAAAGGGAAAGAAAAGGAGAGAAAAACAATGAAGAACTACGAAGAAATCAACGAGATCCTGTCCGCGCTGGACGATGCCACTTTTGAAGCCATCAACGACGCGTGGTATGATGATGAAAAGAAATGCTCTCGCCTGCTTAAAAAGATTGGTTTGACTATCAAAGAGTATGAAGTGTGGGAAAATGACGAAGGTTTTGAACCCGCCTTCAATGATTGCGAAGAAGAAGACGACGCTTTCGACTTCACTTTTTCCATTACGAAGAAGAACGCTAACAAGTTGATGAACGGCGACTATATCGAAGCCTTATCTTACTTCGCTAATATCCTCGCGGACTTCGAAGAAGCGTGGAAGCAGGAAGAAGCCCTTAATATTATCGACGCGGTGATGATGGAAAAGTTGACCGATACTGACGAATGGCTTCGCGTTTACTCCGGTTTGATGTGTGGTATCTGCTAATAAAATCTTAACACAAAGAAGGCTTGACAAAAGCCCTCTTTTTTGATACAATATAGTTGCACCGGAACGGAGAGACAGGGGAGAGTGAAAGCATAGGTTAGTCACAACTAACTTCTGCGGATGCCTGGATCTGCTATTGTTAAGCGTTTGTTAATTCGCAAAAAACCTATTGACATCTGCCCGGTCAAGGTGTATAATATACCCAGAAAGCAACGAAAGAGAGGTAATCACCATGAAGAACCTGCTGAACGCCTACAAAGCTACCACCGCCGCTATGGCCTACATCATCGGCTTCCTGATGAATGACAAGGTTTACACCATCTACCTGAACGACCTGCCTGAGTGGCTGATCGGCATGGACAGGGAAAGCACTTCCCACGGCGGCGCGCGCAAGCTCCGCATTCGGATGAACACTATCGCCCGCCACCGCCTGATCAACATGGGCGCCGCCTACATCGGCACGGCGGCCGACATCCTCGCAAGCCGCAAGAACAAAGGCGAAGCCTTTGAACAGTGGGTGACCGAGAACGCCGGTCAAGAGTGGCATAAGGATAGCGTGCCCTACTACATGGACGGTGACCTGACCGTGAACGGCGTCAAGTATCAGATAAAGTTTGAGTCCGCAAGCCTCGCGAACGAAACCACAATAGCCAAAGCACTGGCGAGGGCATAAAGCCCTCGCCTTTATCGGCACTAATTTCCTACTATTCTACTATACTTTAACATATGAAAGTCCTGCGAATTGATAGGATTTAGCGCTTTACTATATGAAAGTCTTGTGCCCAGGTAGACTTTAGCGCTTTAGCATACGAAAGTGGACGCGACTATCCACTTTAACACTTTAGCATGATAAAGTAATACCCCGGCCAGTCCTTAACACTTTAACACTTTAGCATACGAAAGTGGGGCCTGCCATCTGAATCCTACCAAATAAATGGGCCGGGTGGGTGACTCGCGCCGGCGGCAAAAATTCAAACACCACCACCCTACTAGGTTTTTTGTGCTCGAAATAATCCTACCCCTGCGGTAGGATTTTACGCTTTAATATGCGAAAGTGTTAGCACTTTACCACGTTAAAGTATGAAATTGTCACTTTATCACGGTGAAGTGGTGTCGCGTTACCACTTTAGCAGACTAAAGTGGGTCGCCCGGCCAGACCCAGGGCTATGTTTGAGGAAAATGTTAAGTTTATGTTAAGTTTATGTTAAGGGCTGCCCAAATTCCACACCTGGCCTGAAAATCTAACCTTGACCCTAAAATCCAAACCGCCGCATCCAAACACTTGACAAATCCCCCAAAATATGTTATCATTTAAAATGAAGGAAGTTGTATCCCCAGTAAAATGGAGATGTAAGCACATGAAAAAGAAATACTCACTCGACTACTCTATCGAACGCGACATAGATCGTCTTCACGCAGTAGAAGAAATCCTTGACACGCTCGAAACCAACCCCACCAATTCTGAACTAGAACAAATGGCCTCCTACATTCTCTACGGCAAAGATGAAGAAGGTAAAAACGCAGTCCAACGTGGCGAAACCACCGATTCTGATAAACGCTATAAATCGTTTCAGCGCGCCGCAGACAAAGTTCACTCCCTAGACGAAATTCTAGATAATCCCCTAGGTGACCAACAATCGCTCCAAACCCTAGAATCTCGCTACATTTATACAAAGAAAAAACCCACCATAAAACGCCCCAAATACGATAAAGAAGGAAACCTTATCGACCCCGGCGATAGCGATGTCCCAGGCATGACACAACTCTGGGAAACTATTGATCGCCTAGATCACATCAAAGCCGTCAACGAAGGTACAATCCCACCAGACGAAGATACCCAAATCTTCACCGATTCCTATCGCTTCTATCAATTTAAACACGCTCTTATAGACATCAAACGTCACCAATACTATCTCAAAGACAGCTACAAACCCACGCTGCACTTCCTCGCCATTACACCGCCCAAAGCCCAAACTTATAACTGGGACACCGACTCCGCTTATTGGATGCCCCTGTCCCAATGGCAAGACCGCGTAGACAACGCACTTCTCCACACCATCTCTCGTAACCTAGAAGACTACGAAACTCGCCTGAACCCCACAACCGGAGAAAAAGAAGTGAAATGGGTGGTGCGCCGCCACACGTTTGATTGGGAAAATCCTGCCCACATTAGGGCCCTCATCAATCATTATAGTGCCATCTACATGGAATTGGGTGAAAAGCTTGATAGCTGGGGCCGCACCCTAATTTATGATTTTGACCGCTATTTTAATATGGTAGGATTTTCACCTGTGCGCGAATACATTCTTACACGCAAGATAGACAAAGCCCCTTACCCTTCCATCGTGGCTGAACTACAAGAAAAATTTGGTCTAAAATATAACGAAAACCATCTATGCACCATCCTCTCCAAGGAAATCCCCGAGAAGATGGCAGCCGCCGCAACCAAGCATCGTATGCTTCTTACCACACCGCAATCTGAACGCAAACAATGCTTCACTTGTAAACGATGGTTACCGCGCAACAATTACTTTTTTGCTACCAATAACAGCCGCAAAGACAAATTCGCCTCCAACTGTAAAGAATGTGAACGCAAAAAACGCATAGCAAAAGGAGGTCAGTCACAATATGACAGACGCAATAAAGACTCGGCGCTGCCTAAAATGTAAGCAAGAAAAACCATCATATGAATTTGCCCACACAGAATCACCTTTCTTTCCGGGGCATCATTCCATGATTTGTACTTCTTGCCTTGAAAAAATGGTGCGGCAAGACAACTTTAATGAAGTTGATAAACTTTGTCAGTACCTAGACTTACCATTTGATATGGACAAATGGGCATCGCTTTATAAAATACATGGCGACCGCACGCTTTCCGCCTACTTCAATACTCTTCTTGACGAAAGATATAATTCCGTATCATGGTCTGACGAAAATGAAAGATGGCGTATTGCGCGCGAAGAACAAACAATAGACGACGAAATCAAAGAATTAAGCGAAGCCAAGATGCGTAAACTTAAAAAAACTTGGTCTCCCGCCTACTCACCCGATGAATTACTCTTTCTTGAAGAATACTACAACCAAATAATCGCTACGCAAAACGTTTCCACTCCTATCCTAGAACACTACGCTCGCGACCTTTGCGAAATTGAATTACGCATTAAGAAAGGGCTCCGCAAAGGTGATGATATAAAGAAAGATATGGACGCCCGCGACAACATAATTAAAATAGCAAAATTTGAAGCTTCCAATGCCAAAAATGCCGCAGACTTTGAATCGGTAGGTGAACTCATGGTGTACTACGGCAAAAAGGGGTGGCATCCCAAATGGCATACAGAACCAAAAGATGACGTTGATTTCTGTATGCAAAATATTCAAAACTACTTGCGCCGCCTAGTAGTAAATGAAGGCAATTTCGCAGAACAAGTTGAAGATAAACGCGAACGTTTTAACCTTACAGAACGATTAGAGAATATTGAAAATGAAGAAGTAGAATTTGATGAAACCGCAAATATCCAATATGAAGATGAAGATGCTCTTCTTGGTGATTTAAATGGCGGAAACGTTTATTCGTGATGGCATTGCGCTAGAAAAAGGTGTAGTTCTCACGAAACAATTTCTTGATGATAATCAAGCACTTTTTACTTCTTATTTAAATTATTGGTTGCTGTATCCTGATTTATTTTTGGACGCAATACAGCCCGAAAATGATAAAAAACATTTTCATTTATTCTTCTATCAACGTATTGCCCTCCGGGCTTCAATGCGATACCGCTATCATTATTGGACTGCTACTCGCGCTACTTCCAAATCTTTTACAGCTTATTTGAGTTCTGTTGTGCGCGCGGTTTTACTACCAGGCTCCAATATCTTCATTTCTTCTGATGTAAAAGGCACGGTTATTAAAATTGCCGAAGCTAAATTCAATGAAATTTGGCGCCATTGGCCTATGCTTCAAAAGGAACTACAAACACGCGAAAGCGGCGGTCAACAAGGTGAAAAGAAAAGTGGCAACTACTACGAATTACGCTTTCGCAATGGCAGTATGATTACTGTCGTTTCAAAAGACACTAGCCGTGGTTTGCGCGCGACCGCTGGCATATTAGAGGAATGTGCGACCATTGAAGAAGAAGATTACAATGAAGTATTACTTCCTCAAATGAACGTGGCACGCCGCGAAGTAGATGGTTCTCTAAATCCAGAAGAACCAACTGCCGCCCAAATTTTCATTACGACTGCGCGCGAAAAAACTGTATTTATGTATAGCAAACTTATTGAGTGTGCTGTAAATGCGGTTTTGCGGCCGAACGAATATTTTGTTTGGGGTCTTTCATATGAAGTGCCTTTACATTATGGCTTAATTGATAAAGCAACATTGATGGACCAGCGCTACTCCAATACCATGAATGAAGATTCATTTGCGCGTGAATCTTTATCAATTTGGACTGGCAATAGTAAAGAGGCGTGGCTTGATTCTAAACGATTAAGCAAGCGCAGAACTTTATTAAAATGTGAGCGTAAAGCACAAGAAAATCCTACAAATCCAAACACATTTTATATGATTGGGGTAGACGTAGCCAGATATTCTGCTAATACTGCGATTATGGTAGCAAAAGTATTACCAAATTCGCATGGTTTTAAAAAGAATATTGTCTATACAGAAGTTATTCATGGCGCTAATTACATTACTGAACAGGCGCCACGTTTAAAGAAACTAATACAATTATATAATCCACGAGAGATAGTTATTGACGGTAATGGTCCTGGTATTGGATTGCTTGATGCTATGGTTCTTCCATCATTTGATAAAAATACTGGAGAGAAATTTCCTGCTTACTTTACCTTTAATGATGAGAATCACTTACCGCCAGATAAGAAAAAAGAAATGGATGAACCTATGCCAGAATTAAACGCTATAATATATGATATTAAAGCTGGTTCATCAAATGATGACCTTATCCATTCTAATTTTTTCGCGCAAATAAATAATGGTTCTGTATCTTTTCTTGCCAGTGAAAGAATTGTAAAAGATAAATTACTCAAAACAATTCGCGGCAAAAAGATGTCATTATATGACCGCAGAGTTTATTTATTACCTTATGAAATGACTTCTCGTCTTATGGATGAATTAAATAATTTGAAGTTAAAGCCTACTGGCGTTCAAAACCAATTTAAGGTAGAACGCATTTCAGCTTCCACCCCAAAAGACCGTTTTTCTGCTCTTGAATATTGTCTTTATAGGATTAAATATTATGAAGATAAAGAAGCACGAAAAGCAAAGAAAAGAAATTTTGGGCAATATGCCTTTTTCAGTCCTAGACATAGGGGGTGAATAGTGTGAGTGCAAAAGATAGAGAAAGATATGATTTTACTAATTTTAAAGTGGCAATAAAAAATAGTGGCCCTAGACTCCCAATCGGTGAAAGAGCATATTCACGCTGGGGCTATCGTACAAGTGATCCGGTTCGCTATGAAGATTTTACACTTGAAGAAATCGAGCGCATAATTTGTGAAGGTGATTTAGAATCATTAAGAGAACTTTCTCGTTATTATTATCGCACCAATGGTGAGTATCGTAATAATATTGATTTTCTCGCGCGCTTATTTCTTTATGATACAATGGTAATACCAGTATTTGAAGAAGGTAAGGGCTCAAAAGCTCAAATTTTAAAAGCATTTTATAGTGCTTGTAGATTTGTTGATAATTTAGATTTACCAAATGCTTTGATGCGTATTACCACTGAATGGTTAAAAACTGGTGTCTATAATGGTATTTTGCGGCAACAAGGAGAAAAGGCCGTAATACATGAATTACCATTAGAGTATTGCCGCACCAGATTTAAGGATATGAATAATTTAAATATTCTTGAATTTAATTTACATTATTTTGATAAATTCCTAAGTACCGAATTAAAAGCCGAAATGGTTGAGACTTTTCCAGAAGAAGTTCAAACTGCATTTTGGCAATGGGAAGGCAGTAATAGAAAACTTGATTATTGGGTAGAAATACCTGCTAGTGCGGGCGGAGTATGTTTCTGTTTTTCTGGTGACTGTACACCGCCTTTAATTGCTAGTATTCCTGATTTAAAACAATTAAAGGATGCTGTAAAACGAGAAGAAAAACGTGATGAAAATGAACTTTATAAACTACTTATTGAAAGGATGCCAATAACATCTGATGGAGAACTAGTTTTTCAATTGGATGAAGTGGCGGACATTCACTCATCTGTGGCCGCAATGTTAGGTGATATAGATACAGTTGATGTACTTACCACATTTGGTGAAACCGATTTAGAAAGTTTACAAGAAACTTCCGCCGCAACACAGTCTGCCGACCGCATAGAGAAATATAAGAAAAACGCCTATGACGCATTAGGTCGTAGTTCTATAATTTTCAATGCTGATGGTAGTTCTACATTAGCTTATGCTATTAAGAAAGATGAAGCGCTAATGCAGAGTTTCCTTAACATGTATGAAACTTGGATTCGTTTTCATATTAATGAAAAATTTGCGCGAACTGGTTTAACATTTGATTTTGAGATACTTCCCACAACTGTATTTAATCGAAAAGATTTACAGAGTACATATTTCAGCGGAGCCCAGTATGGTTACTCTAAAATGCTTGCGGGTGTATCTATGGGAATTAAACAAATGGATCAGCTTGCCATTATGAATTTTGAAAATGACTTCTTAAAGATGTCAGAGAAGATGATACCGCTACAATCATCATTTACTACTTCTGGCACCGAAGTTGCTGCCGAAGGAAAAAATGGAAATTCGTCACAAAATAGTTCAAGTTCTTCGCAGAACAAAGACATAAATAATAAGGGAGGTCGTCCCGAACTTCCCGATGAAGAAAAATCCGAAAAAACTCAGGCCAACATTGCGGCCGCAGGATAAGGAGAATGACTATGGATAGACAGATACCTATTTATTTCGATAGCGTTGTAGTCTCTTCTCCCATCGAAAGAATTTCAGAGTCAAATCCTAATTTGGGCCGCCTCAAAGTGCGCGTTTTCACTAAGTATGGAAATCGCAATGGCTCATACATTACTGATAAAGTAGCAGAGCAACTTATTAATTCCGCTACACAGGGAACCACTCCAGTGGTTGGTTTTTTCGACCCTGAAACACAAAGTTGGGCTTCTCATAGTGGCCCCACTCTCGCTAACGCTTATGGTTATGTAGAAAGTTTTTTAGGATGGGAACCATTTGAAGACACAGATGGCGTTATTAGAGAATATGCTGTATTCTCAATTATTTTGTTCACTAATTATTTTGAAGAAGCAAATAAAGTATTTGGACAAAATCAAAGTATGGAACTAGACCCAGATTCTATTGATGGCGCTTGGACGCGCATTGATAATGTAGAATATTTTGTCTATACAAAAGCAAGTATGCTTGGTTTCTGCATTATTGGTGAACATGAACCTTGTTTTTCTGTATCTTCATTCTTTTCTAAGAATGATGACACATATACATCTCAACAAGAGAAGTTCTCTTCACTTCTGTTTGACCTCAAAACACAAGTTGAAGAGGCTGAAAAAAATAATGAAGGAGGAGAACAACCAATGAATGAGTTTGAAAACCAGGAAGTTGTAGAACAGGTTGAAGAGACTCAAGTTGAGA